GTTTTCAACGAGTTACGGGCGGCGGCGGGGCCGCGCCCCGTAACTGCCTTATTTCCAACGAGTTAGGAAGGGATCGCACTTTGCGACCCCTTCCCGTTATGTCAACCCACCCTTGCGAAACTTCTGATTGGATGATCGCCAACTACCTGTGGCACAAAGTCAATCGTCGGAGAGCCACCGAATTTGTTTTTGTAAGCTCGGAGAAAGGCTGTCAAGTCGCAATCTTCTTCAAGGTAGAAGTTTGATTTGTCTTGGTAGCTGTAGCGGCTTAACTTTACGCCAAGGGCTTCGACTTCCCGCTTTGGCACTTCAAGCCATCCATGCCCAGAGTCGGTGTGGAGTTTAAGGGTGAGTGTCTTTTGTGGTTCGCTTTCGAGGTAGCCAATGCCGCCTCCTTCAAGATGCAATGATTTCATGTGTGTGAGGTTGAATGAGTTTGATGAGGTAGTCAATTACTTTTTGCGGCTGCTCATTAAAAAGAGGATGAGAGCCATTCCGATTGTCCATGCGATATGCAATGTGTCCATTATGAATGATAAAAACAAGATGTTTCATTGTTTGGAATGTTTGGTGTGAAAACCCACAAAGTCTTCCGCGAGGTTATTGATTAGTTCTTCTACAAAAGCAAAAGGGCTGGCATCGTCCATTGGGTGAAGTTCAAACTTTGAAACCGCATCCCAAACTTCGATTTGCTTTTGATCTTCCTGCTGTTCTGATGTGCTGTATTCATCAGCGAGCAAAGCGAGAGAGAGTCTTTCAGCACTCCAATCTTGCGGCCATTTAGAAAGGAAATGTCCTGCGGCGATTAGGTATGCTTCGGCGTGAATGGGATTGTTGGTGTCTATGTGGATGTAGTCTTGCATGGCGTGAGGTTAGTTGTTTTGGGATTGCTTGTCAACATATTTTATTGCGCCAGAAAGTCTAAAAGATTTTCTTCTGGAACAAAAGATAAGAGTGCGGCTATTGCAGTTCTATCGCCCCAAGACAAGTCTTCTTCGATTTGTTTGATTGCTTTTTCTATTAGATCGTCCATGGCTGTAGGTTAGTCGTTGGCGTGATGGTTGTCAAGAATGATTTTAAGATTCTCGCGGAGTTCTTCCTCGACTTCACTTTCGCCGCCAGAATACGCTTCTGCAAGCTCTAATGCTTGTTGGGCAATGTCTTTGAGCTGTTCAATTGTGTTTAGTAGTTCTTCGATTGTGGTCATGTTGTTTTGTTGGTTAGTTTGTTGGGATGAATCTACGAGCAGGAATACGGAGTGTCAAGCACCATTTTTTCCAATTCTCGCCATGAAAGTCATTGCGGCCATTTTTCTTGTGTGTGCCAAAGAATTTTGTTCTTTCGGTTATGTCAAGAGCGTGTGCGAGTTCGTGCAAGAAAACTTCAGAAAACAAATGGAAGCTCTGCAGGATTTGATTTGAAAGCTCAATTCTCTTTTCAACTACGCGATAGCAACCCAATCTTCTTTTTGTGTTTGTCCATCGAATAGGGATGTGCGTCATGTTATGCTGGCGCAATGTCAAGCGGATGTATTGTTCGGCTTCTTGGTGAGTGATTTTCATGCGGGGAGAGTGTGGGGGCTTTCGCCCCCTATGTCAACTATTTTTTTTAGACATCAGCAGGAATTTCTTCATCCTCGTCATATTCGACAAAGTTAAAGTTTTCTTTTGCAAACTCCGCAACATCAGCATCATCAACTTGGTTGTCGTCAATTTGACCTGCGTAAATGATAGCAGTCCCAGCAAACCAGCAACCGCTTTCAAAGTAGTCCAGCGTGAATTGATCGTTTGGAAACATTTCAGACAAAGCGGCAATGGCTTGAAGTGGTGGACTCCAAGCAGTCATGAATGGAGCTTGAAAGTCGCAATCTTCAGAGATGAGTTGATCAGCAACTTCGCGTTGCTCTTGTTCACTCAAGTCCCATTTAGTTCCCCAGTTTTCAAGTCTCCAATTATACCATCCATTGCCCTCAAGCAATTCGGGTGGTGTGGGTTTGATCTTGTGGAATGAAAGACCATTTTCTTTTAGATAGCTTTCCAATTCTGGAGAGCAATCCATGATCGACAATCTATTTTCGTTCCAGTTAGGCATGGCAGTAGTGTAGGTTAGGAGTTGGGGTTAGTCAATAGGTTTTTGAAAGCAAAACAAGTGGCTTCAATGTGACAGGTCTTGTATTAACATAAAAGAAAAAACCATATTCCAAAACCTCAATGTCGCCATCGACTTTGGCAAGTGAAACATAGTCATCGCCATGATTGTCGGCAACGAATGGGCCTTCATCGTCATGTCCGATAAAGTAAAGCGTATCGTTTAGATCGACAGCATAAGCGTCACTGAGTGCTTCGTGTAGTTGTTCAAGTGTGGTTGTTTGCATGGCAGTAGTGTGTATTATTTTTGGGGTTAGTCAACAAGAAAATCAAAGAACTCCATCTTCATAGTCTTCCAAGAGATAATCAAATGGGTTTTCAATTCCATCGGGGATTTGGGTATCAATCTCAACTCGTTCTTCCATTGGGTTTATCACAATGCCTCGTGTTCCATCAACGATAAAAACAATCGGCTCGTCTTCTATGACAAATGTTTTTGTTTGCATGGGGATAGTTTAATTTATTTTGGGGGTTAGTCAACAAGAAATCTGCGCTTCCATTGCGATTCTTGCACTTGCTTATCAAGCCAAGATTGTTGTTGAAAGATACGCGATCCGTAAATTGATTTGCGGTCGCGTGTGAATAGTGACAGGATGTGGTTGATGATTTGCATGGGGGAAACTTAACACAAAGACGCGAGGTGTCAAATTTTATTTTCAGAATAAACTGCAATTTTCTTCTTGACAAATCAACACTAGCAAATAGTTAAATAGCAAAATAGTAAATAGCAAAATAGTAAATAGACTACATGGGCCGCTGTAAGTCATTGGTTTTGAATGAGTTACGGGCGGGGGCGGGGCCGCGCCCCGTAACTCGCTTGTTTTCAATGAGTTAGAAAGGCGATGGGGCGACTCAGAAGCCGCCATCGTAGCCCATCGTGTATTCGTTGTAGTCGTCTTCGGGGTAGTAGTTCCAATCCGAATCGTCGGGCTGGCGCTGGGCCTCAAGCTGATCGAGGTGCGCGTGGTAGTCCGCGAGCGCAAGCTCGGCGGCTTCCGCAAGAGCGGCGGTGTATTCTTCGGGGGAAACTTCGGTGGCGTGGTAGGTGTTGGACATGGGAGTAGATTAATGGATTTTAAGAGAAACGCAAGAAAAACTTTTTATTTTCCGTGAAAAATTTTCAGATTTTCAACTCGGCTCGATGCAACCGTGCAGCGGTCGCCGCAGTATGGGTCGCGGTAGATGATGATGAACGCGCCGTCGAGAGTGTCGCGGTCGGTGACGCTTCCAGTCAGATTCATTCCGCAGTAGGTGAATCGAACAAGAGTGTTGATGCGAGGGCGGGTGGTGGTGGTCGTGTTGGACATGTAAGAAAGTTATCACAATTCGCTCGAAACGCAACAAAAAAAATCATTTTTTATGAGAAAAAAACTTTCACAAAACCGCATTTTTTTCTTGACAGTTACGGCTGGCGGCGGGGCCGCGCCCCGTAACTCGCTGGGTTTCAACGAGTTAGAGAGTGTCAAGCCCATAGGTTGATCGTTGGTAGGTATTTCATATGTTCTTATTATATCAGAGTTCCTTCCAACAACCTACGCTTTCAAACTGATCTCTTCCTAGACATTCTGCAAGAACGCGATGATTCATTGGATAAGACGTACGAGTTCCATCAGTATTCACCTGCACAACATCTACTGTATCGTATCGTTTCAGGTAATCGTCTCTAACAAAGTCATCAGGAACTTCGTAATGACTTACACCATAACGATTTGATAGATTCCATGGCTTGTATTTTCTCATACACTTATTGTATCGGAGTTCCTTTTCTTATTTTTCTTCCTGCTCTTCTTCTTCGCCCAACCAACCGAACAAGCCAAAGTCTTCGCTGTCGCTGAAAGATGGGCGATCATTCAAGCCGAAAGTTCCGTTGTGGTTTTCTGTGTCGGGGGTGGTGTTGCTGTCAGTCATGCAAGAAAGTTATCACATCCCCGCGATATCGCAAGAAAAATTTTCACTTTTTGCAGAAAAAAAACTTTCACAAAACCGCATTTTTTTCTTGACAGTTACGGCTGGCGGCGGGGCCGCGCCCCGTAACTCGTTGATTTTCAACAAGTTATGATGTGCGCTTTTTATTTACGCATGAAGCGGGTTGTTTTTCTGTTCATGTCAAGCAGATTTTTGAATTTTCTTTGCAGGACATCTGCCGCTTCACTTCTGTCGATGAACATGGCAACAGCCATTTCGTGATTCGTGAAACAGATCATAGGTCTTTTGCTTTTTCTCTTTGGGATGCTCAAGTCAAAGAGTGAGGTTTTGTAGGTGTTGCTGTGTGATGTTCTTTGGATGGTGGTCATGGCGGGGAAAGAGTAAGATTTTTTTTCGAGATTATCAACTTATTTTTTCATTTCGATGAAAATTCTTTTAGGAATGAACCAGAGACTTGGGACAACCATCATCACAAGGAAACTATTTTGCAACCAAGCGGGGCATTCAATGAGGAAAAGTCCAGAGCCGCAAAGGATGGAGCAGGAAAGAAGGAAGAGGCTTTCGAGTATTGCGTTTTTCATGGCGGGAGAAAGATAAAGTTTTTGGGGCGGGTTGTCAATTTTTATTTCTGCAAGATTCTTTTTTTTGTTTTTTCTTTTTGTCTACAAAGCGAATCGTTGCAGGGGCAAAGCGGATGCGAGGCTTTGCGGGTTGGATGGTGATGGTGATGGTTTTCATGCTTCTGTCAAATTCTTTTCTTCCAGTATTGCTTCAAGAGAAGAAATTTCTTCTTCGATTCTTTCGCAACCTTCCCAATCGGAGAAGTCTTCGCAAAGTTCAAGTTGCTTGCGGAGGTTGTCGATGGCGATGATGAGTGATGTGGTAGACATGTAAGAAAGGTATCACAAGCCCCCGATTCCGCAACAAAAAAAATCATTTTTTGCAGAAAAAAAAGTTTCACAAAACCGCATTTTTTTCTTGACACTTACGGGCGGCGGCGGGGCCGCGCCCCGTAACTCGCTCATTTTCAAGCGGTTATGACTTTTGGGTGTAGTCGCGCCCCCTACCACAGAGGCGCGACCTTTCACCCATGCCCGAAAAATTATTCTTGCAATGCGCTTTTGAAGCACCCTGCCCAAGTCAACGCGAGGCAAAGCCAAAAAACAATAAAGTTTAGATCGTGTGGTATGATGTCATACGCTCGCACAATCGAAAAAATCGCAATGTGTAAAGAAGAAAAGAAAAGACAAAGAACGGCAGATTTCATTTTTTTTATTTTTTAAGGTTGACAAGGTGGGCCTTTTAGTGTGATGCCCAGCACGCTTCACCACTCACACGACGAGATCAATTCCCGCGAGGTGAAGGTTGCGATGCTTGCTTTCGCCGCCATCGTCAACATCCTTGGCAAGGATAGTGACATAACGACGACCTGATTTTTTGCCAATCGAAACATGATTGACTGCCTCGACTTTGAAGACGCGAACGCCATCATTTTTGATTTTGGAATCATTCGCAAAGTAGCGAACGGTTTTGCCGACGAGTGCGTTTGCGATTTCAAGTGCGGATGCTTGGTAGTTTATGTTCATGGTGTGTTTTGTTTTGTTTATTGTTGCGGGAGAAGTATGGCGGATTTTTCGAATTGCGTCAACTTTTATTTTTCAAGAAGTGAAGAAAAGTATTCGGCGGCTTGTTCGGCTTGCCACTCATACATGGCTTGCGTTGCGGCTTCGTGAAATGCGGCGAGCAGTTCGACTGAATCGGTGTGGGTGAGTTGGTCAATGGACATGAGAGAAAGTTAGTTTATTTTGAGAGAATGGCAAGAAAAATTTTCAGATTTCTTCGATCAATTCGACTGGCAAGGGTTTTGTCATTTGCGTGGTTTGCTCATTGCTCACGCGCTCAACCCAGAAGAAGAAGCCATTCAAGATGCGGAAATTTTCGTTTGGCATGATCGTTTCGCCCTTGGTGATTTTGGTGGTGTGCTTGCTGTGCCAGTAAGCAACAGTAAAGTTTTTAGTGGCGCGGAACAAGGCGGCGGTGGTAGTGGTGTTGGTCATGCGCAAAGTATAACCTTGGGGCCGACTAAACGCAACATCTTTTTTCATTTTTTTTCATCTTTTTTTTCTGCATTTTTTCTGTGTTTTTTCTTGACGGATTGAGCAAAGCATGATGATTCGCGCATTCGTAACTTATTCATTTTCAAGCAGTTACGGGGCGCGGCCCCGCCCCCGCCCGTAACTCACTCATTCTCAACGAGTTACAGAGGCAGTGGCAATGTAGTTATGCTATGCACAATGTGCCATACTACTACAAGCGTAGTAGTAAAGCACACGGCGCTTGCAACTATGTCATGCAGTTCTTCACTCATGCCGACATTCCTTCTTCTTCTAGAAATTCCATTGCGGCTTCTTGTGCGTAGTCGAGAAGCTCACTCATGGGGGTCATGCTGTCCGCTTCTTCTATCATCTCTTCCAATGTATCCATGTGGTCACATAGAAGAGCGGTGTCGGGTAGATCATCGAGTGACAAGCCTGTGATTGCGTAGACTTGTGCGTTGATCATCTTTCGTGCTTTGTTTCGTGCGCTCATGTGTTAGTTATGTTTGATGTATGATTGAAGGTGTGCGAGCGCATACATAGTTGCGCCAAAGGTTAAGAAACATACAGCGTCGAACACTTCGCTTCGTCCTCCGTAGATACAGAAGGCACAAAGGCTAAAGACAGGCGACATGGTGATGATGGCAGAGCCAAGGATTGTGATGGTGTGTTTCATGGTGTGTGTGTGTGTGGGTTAGTCATTGAGAAGGTCGGGGCGAGCTTCATAGAATGCGCTCATGCTTTCGGCGTTTGCTTTGTTGCGTTGTGCAACTTGTTCGAGGGTTGTCACTTGCACCTTGTCCAAGGTGAAGTCGCCACCGATTAGCTTGGCATTCAAGGCAACCTCAAGAACATCTTTGGAGCCTGTTTTCATGCGGCCTTTGAAGATTGCTTTTTGATCCTCGAAACCAAGGAAGATGCCGTAGGTGGTAAGGCTTCCGACTGGAACGCGAGCGGTGAAGGATTCGATTGTTGGGGTGGTCATGGTAGTTGTGTTGGACATGTGAGAAAGTTAGCAGATGAGAGAGGGAACGCAAGAAAAATTTTCACTTTTCCCATTTTATTTCGCGGCATTCTTCGATGAATGCTTGGGCGTTTTCACCCGTGCGGATTGCCAGTTGCTCAAAGCGTTGCGCGACTGCTTCGAGTTCGGCAAGAGCGGCAAGAGTTTCGGCGCTGTAGAGGTTGGCGAGTTCGTTTGACATGAGAGAAAGTTAGCAGATTTTGAGGTTAGAGCAAGGAAAAAGATTTTTTATTTTCAGAGGTCTTTGAATTGGATTCTCGTATCTTCCCAAGCGTTTCCGTTCCACTTTACCAGCACAACCCAAGGCTCATACCATTGTTCTTCTACAATGTCGGCAACCTTGAATTTGCCTTGCTTGGATTCGATTACATCACCGATGCGGAGGAGTTGGAGTTCGTTTGACATGTAAGAACATTACCAGATTCCCCCGCAAACGCAACAAAAAAAAGATTTTTTTTCACTATTTTTTTTCACATCTTTTTCTTGACAAGGGGGTGGGTTTTTCTGAAATTTTGCAAAAATTGATTTTTCGAAAAAGTAGGGGGAGGGGGTGAACACCATACATTTATCAAATTCAAACCAAACCCCACCCCTTTATTTAAACCTATTCATTTCCATCTACTTCAATCATTTGATCTATTCTTGAAAAATAAACTGGACCTCTTTTACCAAAGTCTTTGTTTACATGATTATCAAAAAAACCCAACGCTTCTTTATAAGAGCAATTTGAGGTTTTCATTATTTTAGTTAATATTTTTTCCTTATCATAAATATAAACTGCATCATTATGAGACTGTGCTATTCCCATTAAACAGTCTTCGTAGTTATTAAATCTTATTGGTAAATTCATTTTTGGTGTAAATTATGTTATTGAATGTCAAAAAAAAGCGGCTACTCTAATGGTCTATTGTTGTCACATATAGAATTAACTCCAAAGCAAGATAATTTCTACAAAATAATGAGTTCACCGAATACTAGGATAGTATTCTTAAGTGGACCAGCTGGAACTGCAAAAACATTTTTATCTGTTTATACTGCTCTTCAACTTTATAGCGCCGATTCTCTTTTAAGTATTTTATATTTAAGAAGTGTTATTGAAAGTGCGGATAGAAGTCTTGGTTTCTTAAAGGGTTCTATGAATGATAAATTCGGGCCATATATGGCTCCCTTGGAAGATAAAATAGATGAGCTTTTAAATGAGCCAGAAAAAATATACTTAAAACAAAAACAAGTTCTTAGCGCCGAACCAATAAATTTTATTCGCGGCCAATCTTGGCGCGAGAAAATTGTGATTGTTGATGAAGCTCAGAATATGTCTGTTAAAGAATTAACAACAATTATAACTCGTATCGGCAGAAACAGTAAGATATTTTTATGCGGAGATATAATGCAGAGCGATATACGTTCTACTGGTTTTGAAAAATTCTCAGAAATATTTAACGACGAAGAAAGTCAGTCAATGGGCATTTATAATTTAGCATTTGATAAAACTGATATAATTCGTGATCCAATTATAACTTATATTATAGAAAAAATAGAAAAAAAGAATTTTTAATGTAAAATAAGTGTATGAACAAAGAATTTTGTATTCAGTGTGGTTTTAAAAACGTATTTGAAGTTTCAAGGCCCAAATTTTGCGCTGGTTGTGGTAACCCCTTTAATACAACAACTAAAGTAAATTCTGCCGAGAAAAAAGTAATCAGATCTCATAATCAAGAAGATGATTTTGATGAAGAATTTAACTTAGATGATATAGATATTTCCAAACTAAAAAAATCAATTTCTTATGAAGGATTTAATAAAAATCTTACATTAGATGATCTTTGGTCAAACCCAGCTCCAAGAGATGGCTTTAAAAGAGATGGTTTTCTTGGACCAGAAGGCGATGAGCTTTTAGCTCAAATCCGCAAGGAATGTTCTACATCTAAAGTTACTGAAATATCTGATGAATAATTTTACTTATGAGGAAAAAAACGAAGAACTAGAAGAGCTTCTTAAGAAATATCGCGCTAAATGGCAATTGGATGCCATCTCATGGTTAGACTATGATGATGTCTGTCAAATGATAAGATTACATATTTTTAAAAAATGGCACTTGTGGGATCAAGATCGCCCATTTAAACCATGGGCGGCAATGATTATATCTAATCAAATGAAAAATATGATTAGGAATAATTATTCTAATTTTGCAAAACCATGTTTAAAGTGTCCGTTTTATTTGGGAGGTGATTCATGCTCATTTACTAAAAATGGAAAACAAAATTCTGAATGCGACTCTTATTCTAAATGGCAAAAGAAAAAAGAAAAAGCGTACAACTTAAAACTGCCATTACCAATGGAAGATGGATTGTTTCTTGGCGAAACTTATATCGAAGATAATTTTAATTATGACGCAGCTCAGAATAAACTTCATTCTTTGGTTATGAATGAATTAAATGAAAAGCATAAAATTGTTTACAAGATGCTTTATATAGAAAATTACTCTGAAGAGCAAATTGCAGTTTTTTTTAAATTTAAAGCAGATTCATCGAAAAGAAAAACAATAAGATACAAGCAAATAAATAATTTAAAGAAGAAATTTTATGAGATTGCCATTAATGTATTAAAAAATAATGATATTTTATGAACGAACAAGAGCTTACAGAAGATCAAAAGAAACTTATATTAGAAGGCTTCGCAAAGACTCCTGATTTGAGAGAATTAACAAAAAAAGTATTTAATAACCCCAACATTGATGGAAGGAGTATCGAGGGAAGACTAGTTAGATCGTTTTTAAGTAAACAAAATCTCAATTATAAAACATCATTAGTTGAAAAAGTTGATGAAATAGAATTAACAAAAGAACAAAAAGAGTTCTTAATGAGTGATAATATTGAAAATGGTATTAATGCACTTGAAGCGAGCAGATTAGCTTTTAAAGATAGGAGCATACAATCCTTAAGTATAAAGCACAGGGTGGTAACAGAATTTCTTAAAAGAAATAGGCCCGAAATAATAAATGAAGAGGATCAAATTACCTCTGATCGTTGGACACCGCCAAAGTCTATATCCAGAGTTATAAAAAAAATCAATGATTGGGCTGGCGTTAATTTAGACGAAATAACAATGTCAACCAAACAGAAAAGGCTTTGTGAAAAGCTTTTAATTTATTTAAGAAGCCCAAGATTTATAAATATAATTAATCAATATTCAACCATATCAGATAGAGAGTTATTTGAAAGTGAATATGTGCGTGTAGTCTGGGATAAGCCAGATCTTACAGTAGACGAACAAAACCTTTATATTACTGTTTGCGCTAATTATGTACGCCAGAAGCACATTCAACAAAGAATGGATAGACTAAATGGTTTACTTAATGACGCTGATAATGATAGAGATATCACTATGCGTTTAACTGAGATTATTAAGGCAACTAGCGAAGAACTCAATCAATGTGAAAAACGAATTGAATCTTTAACCAAAGATCTTAATGGTAGTCGTCAAGCTAGACTTAAAGAGAAGGGAGAGCAAAGTGGTAATATTTTTGCTTTAGTTGAAGCATTCCAAGATAAAGAAGAAAGAGATAGAATGATCATGATGGCCGAACTTCAAAACAAATTAATTGAACAAGAAGCTGACAGATTGGAATCCATGGATGAATTTAAAGCTAGAATTCTTGGCATTTCCAAACGAGAATTATTATAATGGATTATAAATGCAAAGAATGTGGCGAAGAATTTCAAAGCCGCAAAAGTTTTCATCATCATCTTAAAGCTCATTCTTTAAGAATTGGCGATTATTATGTAAAGCATTATAAAAAACATGATTTATTTACAAAAAATTTATTAGCTTTTAAAAGCTACGATCAATATTTTCGTGAAGACTTTAATTCATTTGATAATTATCTAAGTTGGTTAGACTGTAACGACTCTTTTACCACAGAACCTTATGTAATAGAAAAAGCAAAGCAAAGATTTGAAGAAAAAAATATATCTATATCTCCGCCAAATTTATATTATCAACTTTCAGAAATGGCTGATATAAATAATTATAAAAAAATATTTGGTTCATACTCATTTTTTTTAAAAAAACTTTCAATAGATCAATGGTTCAATAAAAAAATACCAGAAAATTTTTGGAATCAAAATTGCGACGAATTAAAAATATTTATAGACACTAGAGAAAAAAATCCTATCATATATAAGAACTCTCTTCAACAGAAACTAGATTTTGGAGACTATACTGCTGGAGGAGATTTTTATACAAAAACATTTATAGACAGAAAAGCACAAGATGATTTTAGACAGACATTTGGTAAAGATATTGATAGATTTAGGCGTGAAATGGATAGGTGCGTTAAGTTTAACTGTTATATGTTCGTTGTGGTTGAATCTAGCATTGATAAGATTGAACAAGATAACGAGACATCAAATTTTAAGTCCAATTTGGGCTTTGTCTGGCACAATTTAAGAAATCTTATTATAGATTATCCTAAAAATTTACAAATTATTTTTGCCTCGTCTAGATCAGGGGCTACAAAAATAATACCTAAAATATTATATTATGGAGATCAATTATGGAACGTTGATCTTCAATATTACATAGATAATAAAATTCATGGCATGGCAAAAAGGAAAACAAAGATTTCGACTTGATTATTCGGCTAATCAATTAAACGAGCATCTAAAATTAATAGATAGAAATCTATCTGAAGAAGAAGCGAAATACGAATTATATCGTTTTCTAAGAAATAATATTGCTTATACTGCAGAATTATTTTTAGGAGTTAAATTATTTCCGTTCCAAACAATGGCAATTAAAGGAATGATGGTTTCCGATTATTCAATGTTTGTGTTTTCACGGGGTATGTCTAAAACGTATTCTACTGCAATTTATGTATTGCTTGAATGTTTATTAAATCCAAGAGCTAATATCGGTGTTATTGCGGGAAGTTTTAGACAGTCTAAACAAATTTTCCAAAAAATGGAAGATATATTATCTAAGCCAGAAGCAAAATTAGCAAAAGATTGTGGTGTTAAAATTACAAAAGGCACAGATATGTGGACACTATCTATTGGCAATAGCAGGGCAATTGCTTTGCCATTAGCTAATGGAGAACGCTTACGTGGTTTTCGATTTAATCGAATAGTTCTTGATGAGTTCTTAACTATACCAGAAAAAATCTTTACGGAAGTTATTCTTCCATTCTTAGGGGTTATTGAAAACCCCATTGAAAGAGAGGAGCTTCATAAATTAGAATCGAGAATAATCGATAAAGGCGAGATGCAAGAAGATGAAAGATATGTGTGGCCCAATAATAAATTGATAATCTTATCATCTCCGTCCTTTAAATTTGAATATATGTATAAACTTTACAAAAAGTACGAATCATTAATTTTTGGAGAAGATCTTAGTCAAGAAAATGAAGATGAAGATGAATTAAGTGATAATGCCTATCGTTTAATAATGCAATTAAGTTATGATTGCGCTCCACAAAGGCTGTATGATCAAAATTTGCTTAAACAAGCAAAAGCAACAATGAGTGAAATGCAATTTAAAAGAGAATTCGGAGCGCAATTTGTTGATGAAAGTGATGGTTATTTTAGACTATCTAAAATGGCTGCTTGCACAATTCCTGATGGAGATTTTCCAGCAGTTGAAGTTATTGGTAATCCTAGTGATGAATATATCATTTCATTTGACCCCAACTGGGCTGGAAATAGCAGCGCAGACCATTTTGCCATACAAGTATTTAAAGTAAATAGAGAAGATCAAAAAGTATGTCTTGTTCATAGTTATGCTATTGCTGGAGTTGATTTAAAAGAACATATGTTTTATTTCTTTTATTTGATCAATCACTTTAATATTGTAGGAATATGCGGAGACTATAATGGAGGAGTTCAATTTATAAATTCATGCAATGAAAGTGAATTATTCAAAAAAGCTGCATTAAAAATTAATACAATTGAAGTTGATTTTGATAAACCAGAATTATATCATGAAGAATTATTAATGTTTAAAAATCAATATAACCAAAAAGAAAGAAGATATTGTATTTTAAGAAAACCATCTGCTTCTTGGATTAGATCTGCAAATGAAATGCTTCAGGCATCAATTGATCATAAAAGAATCTTGTTTGCATCTAGAGCTATTGACGAACATTTTGACGAACAAAGAAAAAAAACAATTCCTGTAGAAAATTTAAAGTGGGATTTAAAATTGTCAAAAACTTCACAAGCGGCGGCAATGATTGATTTTATTGATCATCAAAAAACAATGATAGAATTAACAAAATCTGAATGCGCCAACATTGAGGTCGTTTCGAATCCACAAGGAACTCAATCATTTCAACTTCCACAAAATTTAAAACGCCAAAAAGGTCCAAATAGAGCTAGAAAAGACTCTTATTCAGCTTTAGTTCTTGGAAATTGGTTTTCAAAAATATTATTCGACTCTGGCAACGTAAAAGAAGAAAAAAAAGAATTTAATACTTTTATTCCATTTTCAATTTGAAAGTTGAAAGTAACTTTTTAAAGTTAAGTGTAACAATTACATATGAGCAAAGAAAGAAGAAGTTATAAAAAAAGATCTGATTATTGGAAAAAATTTGAAAAAAACGAAAGCTCAATTGAAAATTTCAGCACACCTTTAGATAGTTTTGCGCCAGATTTAGTGGGTGAAAGTTTATACGAATCAGTTCAAAATGTTAATAAATTATCATTTGGAAGTAGAACCGATGTTAGACAAAACGCTATAACATCAAGCTATACAACGAAAAGATTTAAAAACATAGATGATGGTCTGTTGCCATACGACTATTCTAGCGATTCTGTAGATGCTAGAGATGCAATTCAACTTTGTCAAAGAGCTTATTTTAATATTCCATCATTTAAATCAACAATAGATTTAATGTCAGAATTTGCAGATTCGGACATTTATTTAGAAGGTGGTTCAGAAAAAGCAAAAAGCTTTATCGAGGCATGGTTTAAAAGAATTAGAATGCATGACCTTAAGGCTCAATATTTTAGAGAATATTATCGCTCAGGAAATGTTTTCATGTATAGATTAGACGGAAAGATTAAAACAGATAACGCTCAAAAAATACTTGAATCTTATGGAGCTACTACAACAAAAACTCCAGTGCCTATTCGTTATTTAATGCTTAACCCTTCTGATATAGCTGTTAAGGGTAGTATATCTTTTAGTCAATATCAATATTTCAAAGTATTAACACCATATGAAATATCAAGATTAAGAGAGCCAAAAACAGAGCATGAAAAAGAAATGTTTAACTCTCTTCCAGAGGATGTTCAAGTAAGAATTAAAACTGGTGTGGCAACAACATCTGAACGTTTGTATATTAAATTAGATTCTGATTTTCTTCATGTTATTTTTTCTAAAAAACAAGATTACGAACCACTTTCTATACCAATGGGTTTTCCAGTTTTAGATGATATTAATAAAAAAATGGAATTAAAGAAAATTGATCAAGCAATAGCCCGTTCAATTGAGAATGTTGTTTTGTTAGTTACAATGGGAGCTGAACCAGATAAAGGTGGCATTAATCATAGAAATCTTGCAGCAATGCAACAAATTTTTAAAAATCAAAGTGTTGGCAGAGTTCTTGTTTCTGACTATACAACAAAAGCTGATTTTATCATTCCAGATTTAAGAAAAGTTATAGGCAAAGAAAAATATGAAGTTTTGAATAAAGATATAGAAGAAGGACTTCAAAATATTTTAATTGGCGAATCTAAATATGCAGATACCCAATTAAAACTTAAAATTTTCATGCAAAGATTAGATGAGGCCAGAGACTTATTCATTAAAGAGTTTTTACAACCAGAAGTCAAGCGACTTTGTAAGGCTATGGGTATGAGGAATTGGCCTATGGTAAAATTTGTTAAAACAGATACATTAGATAACTCTGATTTACAAAAACTTGTAACAAGAATGATGGAACTTGGTGTTCTTACTCCAGAACAAGGAATAAAAACAATTAACAGCGGTTCTTTCCCTAATGAAAATGATCTTATATCTGCTCAAGAAAAATTCTTAAAGAATAGAGAAGATGGTTATTATATGCCATTAGTTAACAGCATTAATCTCAAACAAGAAGCTGAGTTAGATACTGTGCCACAAAAAACAAACAACAAAGAAACTATTCAAAAAACTCCAGTTAAGCCTAATAACAAAACAGCTACTACATCTGCTCCTTCTGGAGGAAGACCAATTGGCACGAGTAAGGCTAAAAACGCTTTTTCTAGAAAAAACATTATTGAAGCAACAAAATTAATAAATGAATTTGAATTTAAGGCATTCGCAGAATTTGCAGAAAAATATGGAGTTGAGGATTTAGAGAATAATAAAAAAGATTTAGTTTCTAGCGTTTGTGAATCGATTATTGTTTCAAAAGAAAAAGATCAATGGGAATTAACTTTAGCAGCAATACTTGATGATTTTGATTCAATTCAAGATCTTGGAATTTCAACAGAAATATTAGATATTGCATCAAAGCATCAGTTAGACGACTTATCTGCCGCAATTTTATATCACTCAAATAAAATTATAGTGTAATCAAAATTATGTCAGAAGAATTACTTACAAAATTTGAAGGAACAATAAAAGTCATTTCTGAGAATGAATTTGGAAAATTTGGTATATCAAAAGGTTCCGTAATAGAAAAAGCAAAATCTTTGATGCCAGAATCTTTTGATGCTAAAAGCAACATTGACGTATTGCCTGTTGTTTTTAATCTGGCGGTTGTTAATAAATTTAATGCTAATGGAGATGGTATAGATTCCGAAACAGCAATAAACGCAGTTAAACGCTTCGCTAATAAACCAATAAATATTGAGCATAAAAAAAATAAAATTGTTGGACACATATTAAATGCATCTTTTTCGGATAAAGAACTAGACTTTAAAGACAATGACGTTCAATCTTTTTCTGGAAGAAAAGACCCCTATTATATAACTGCTGCAGGTTTAATTTATAAAAATATTTATCCAGAATTAGCTAATGCAATTATTCAAGCTTCAGACAAAGAAAACAAAGAATATCAATCAATTTCAACAAGTTGGGAATTAGCTTTTAAAGATTATAAAATAGCTTACGGAGCATCAGATAGATTGCAAGATTCAAAAATTATTGAAAATGAATCAGAAGCTCAGGAAATGAAAAAACATTTAAAAGGTTTTGGCGGCAAGGGTTTAGATAAAGATGGACAAATGGTAAATCGATTAATTGTCGGAGAAGTTTATCCACTTGGGGCAGCATTAACAACAAATCCAGCAGCAAATGTTTCTGGCGTATATCTACTACAGGAAGATGAAGAAGAAGATGAGCGTGAAGAAGAAGATGGCGACGATAATCAAGAAAGTGTATCAAATATTGAATTACTAAATAATTCTTCAAAAGAAAATAAACAAAAAAATTCCCTAATTAATAAAAACATTGTAAAGATTAAAAAATTTAAAAACATTTTAAATATGAACGACAAACAATTCGACCAATTCTTAGAAAAGTTAGAGCAAAGCATTGCTTCAATCAGTTCTGAAGAGTCTCAAGCCAAATCAATTAGTTTGATTATGAGGGATGCATTAGCAGAACAAGCAGATTCATGGAAATCTCAAGTTCAGCAAGAGCGCGAATCAAAACAACAAATTGAAAACGATCTCCTTCAATTAAAAGCTTCTTTTGAGGACGCTAAAAAAGAATTGGACGAGATAAGAGCAGAAAATGCAATTAAAGCTGCAGCTGATTTATTTAATTCTCGCATGAACTTCTTGGAGGATCAATATAGCTTTTCAGAAAAAGAAATGCAATTTGTTGTTGCTGAGGTAAAACAACTTGAAGACTCAGAAGATTCATTCGAACAATATAAAGAAAAACTTTCTGTTCTTTTCGCTCACAAACTTAAATCAACAATTTCCTCTTTGGAAGAAGAGGTAAGAAATCGCATTGAACAAGAAGTTACAAAAAGACTCGAAACTTCAAGCGCTTCAAAAGTTGAAGAAAAGATTGTTGAAGAAGAGCAAGAAGAAGATTTGGAAGTAGAAGAATCTGAAGCAAATATTCCTAATAACAATGGGGAGATTTCTACAAAAGTTTCACTTATTCAAAAGTTGAAAGACAGTTTTTCTGTCGAAGTTAAAATATAAAATATAAAATATAATCTAAAAACAAAATATTATGGCAAATACATTATCTAGAATATTACCATTCCGCCAGTACAACGAAAATGATGTAGTTAATTTCTACTCATTAAACGAAGTAACTGGTGCGGCTGGATCACTCGTTAAAGTCAGCAACGCTAACCTTGATCAAGATCCAGTTAACTATGTTACCCGTGGCGATGCTTATGGGTATTTAAATGCATTAGCTCACTCAACATCTCTTTATCCAGAGGTTCCTTATAAAGTATCCAAAGTTGTATCAACAGGAGACTTTTTTAGCGGTGCTCCTCTTGGCATTATGCTTAGAGATGTACGTGCAGTTGACGAAAACGGTCAAAATCTTCTTTACTATCCTCAGAAGAGAGAAGAGCTTCAGTGCGTACTTTCTGGCGAGGCAGTTCCAGTCCTTACTAAAGGAGTTCTTACGTTCACTCAAACCGCATTTACCAATGCAGGTCTTGGTGGCGCACACCGTCCAGCAGTTGGTGATTGGATTGTTCCAAGTGTTGACGGAGCTTTTACAGGTATCAAAACTGCAGATAAGCAAGCTTATACGAACTATAAAGTCGGAGTTGTTTTAGCAACTGGAACACGCGAGTCAGCGCAAGATGTCGATGCGTTTACAGGTTATTACGCAATGGTTAAAATTGATCTCTAACTCTTAATAAATCACGAAAATGAAAATTACAATTAAAAGAACAGACGAACAACTTGCATTAGTTAAGGCTATGGCAAGCAATAATCGTGAAGAGGCTTACGAAGCTCAAGCTGCGGTTGCAACTCTTATTGGTCCAGTGCTTAGTGAGGTAATTAACAACGCTCAATCCGTTGGTAGTTTATTCTCAACATTCACCTACCAATCTGACGATAATCCTTCTCTTCCTCTTGATCTATTTCACGATATCACAGACGAAGATTACATTCAGGTTTATTCTCAGCAAGTTGCTGGTGGACTTCCATATAGTCAAGTCTTCCCTGCACACAACGAACTCAAGTTCAGCACTTATACGCTCGATACTGCTTACGCATTTGATCGTAAATACGCCCGTAAGAGCAGACTTGATGTTGTTAGCAAGACATTTACTCGCATGGCTCAAGAAATTCTTCTTAAGCAAGAAAAAACAGCGTTTAATGTTCTTGCGACAGCGCTTGTTAACGGGAATACGAAATCAGCCCCTGGTGGCAGTATGACAAAAGGAAATCATATCATTGAAGCAACTACCGCTAATCAATTCACACTTAATGATTTCAATAGGTTGATTACTCTTAGTAAGCGCATCAATGCTTCCTTCTCAGCTGGCACTCCAGTTGGAGGTTCAAAGATTGGCGTTACAGATCTTCTTGTTTCTCCAGAAATGGTTCAAGAACTTCGTGCGATGGCTTACAATCCAGTAAATACCCGTCAAGCAACTTCTGGCACAACATCTATTCCTGCTACAGATACTCTTCGTGAGCAACTCTACAGTGCAGCTGGCCTTCCAAGCTTCTATGGTATCAATATCATTGAAGTGCTTGAAATGGGTATCAACCAACGCTTCAATAGGATTTTTGATGCAGTTCGTGCATCTAATAGCGTTACCCTTGCTAATTGGTCGCAAACTGATGATGAAATTCTCATTGGCGTTGATCGTTCGCGTGACGCTCTTATTCGCCCAGTTCTTCTTGAAGAAGGTAGTGCGAATGAACTTACGGTTGCAGTTGACGACCAATTCTCTCTTCGTCAAAATAAGATTGGCTATTATGGCCGTCTTGAAGAGGGTCGTGTTGTTCTTGATGACCGCGCTCTTGTCGGACTTTACGTTTAATGTAAAAAAAATTAAAAGAGTCACCCTTAATTGGGTGGCTCTTTTTTTTTGATTTTTTTAAAAAAAATATTATTATATAATATGAATCCACAAGAATACGATAAAAAAATCTCACAATTTAAAAACGAAGATCCAAAAAAACATTTTGACACCACTCATCTTGAAGAATTTGACATTGTTGACGGTAAGAGTAGAAAAGAACAGGACATTCAACATTTGCGTGATTTAGAGGAATTGCTTGGTGTTAAGGACGTTAATCCTTACGGCACATTAAATCAGGAAATTTTTGCTGAAAGAATAGATTCAATGACATTAACTGATCTTCAAAATTTAGCTATAAGAGTTGGAATACCACCAGCAAGAAACAACATAGAATTAAAGAAAAATTTAAAAAGATCTTTGGAAATTTATATCAGACAACACAACATAGGATCTTCTGTTGCTGCTCGACCAGTCATAGATCCAAGTTCCCCAAATTACGAATCTGTTGTAAGACTCTTTAAAGAGGGTATTTAATGAACGATCTTGGTAATTTAGCTTATAGTATAATTAAATATGAATTTAAAGAAGACGCAAGTCGTTTCCCAATTTCATATATTTCTGGTTGGCTTGACGCTCATATTGGCGAATTAAACACGTATCTTCATCAAGATTTTTATTTAGATGAAAGTGGAAGCTTTCAACCAAGAAATCTGACGAAAGAAGAATCTCATATTTTTTCTACATTATATGAAATCCATTATTACGAAAAGGCTAGTAGAGAAGTTTTAAGATCATTGGTATATCCAACATCTTCAGACTCGGCTGGAGATTGGATAATGATTAAAGAAGGAGACACGACAATCCAAAGACAAAGCAAGGCGAGTATTTCTAGCGAGTTCTCTTCGTTTGTAAAACAAGCAGAAAAAAAACTATCAGACCTTCTTTATCAATACAATATGAATCAATCTTCACCTGGCCAAGTTGCTGGAATAGACGGTACTGTTCCAATTAATGGATTCGATTACTATAGAGACAATTCTTATAGGAGATCATTATAATGCCGTCATTCATAACACCTTCTCAAAAAAACGCTTTTGATCAAGCATTAAATAACATGCATGATACCTTTGCTAGAGATATTTATGTTTATGTTGAAGAGGTGCAATCTATGCCAATAAATTTAAATTACAACGCTTTATATGGTAGAGTAAAAAATCAATCTAATAGCCAGTTGAATAAAGTATTAACAAAATACCAATATAAGGCGAGAATTTATTATCCATCATCACAAAATCAATCAATTTCAGATTTCAATGCTCAAACAAATTTAATTGCTTCTGAGGGAAGAGTTAGAATAAAAGTTAAACTAGAAGCTGTCGAAAAGATAAAAATTTGCTCCAAAATTGAAATAGACGACAATCTATATGTGTTGGATTCTGATTTTAAAATTGAAGATCAAATTTCACAAAATTTTTATACATTATATTTAAAACGTGAAAACTAATTTCATTAGTTCGTCAAAATTTGCTGTTAAGATAAATGCAAAACAATTATTGAGAGAAGTCGTTGAAAAAAATGGAAACGAATTGAGTTCATTAATTCAACAATATGTAGAGCCAAAAGTTCAAGAGGCTCATAAAAAAATGATTCAAGACTTTGAATCACATCCAGTTACAAAAGAAATAAGTTCTGGACCCAATTCCGCAAATTCAAGTGGACTTCTTGGTGGTTATGGAAATTTATTTTCATTTATTGGTTTTTCTTCAGGAGATTCTCCAATACAAATAATTTCCACTATTATAAATAAAACAACAACAACAACTGTAAAGAAATCTGGCAGTGATGGAAAATTTATAATTACAATAAAAGCGCCAACAAAAGAACAAATTTACGCAGCATCACCAATACCATGGCTATCGGGCAGAAGCTGGGTTGATGGAATAGAAAAGGGAATAAGTGGATTAGGTAGGTATTTATATTCAAGTGTTGGATTTGATGAATCGAACTCTGGAACAGGTATACAAGTTAAAAAAAGAACTTCTAGTGTAAAGCTTAGAAATACTCCATATTTATCTAAAATATTGAGTGATTTTAAAAATAAAATTAGTGAAATTAAATGATAACACAATTTGATCATAATATTTTATCAAGTTTTTATTTATGGTTCGAAAACCATTTAGTTGGTCCTAAAGTCAAGGCTTATAATTCCAATTTAAATAATACTTATAAGTATATAGATTTTCATGATATTCCAAGTGGATATATCGGATATCAAGGTCAATTTAGACAATTGGTTGCGGAACATTCTATTGAAAATCCTAACTCAGGTATTTTTATTAATTCTAATTTTGTTACTGGAGATACTAATTTATCTAATATTTATATAGATTATGAAAATGGAAGAGTAATTCTTCCTGAAGCTTCTGGAAAAAATTTAACCATTACGTCTAATTCAACTGTAAAAGAAGTAAATACATATATTACTAATGAAGATGAAGAGGAGCTTATATTACATGGAGATTTTTTAGAATTGGGTCAAAATAAACCATATTTTTATAATAAAACGGAAAAATTAGACGAAAAAACTTATTTTTTACCAGCATGTTTTATTTCTCTTGCATCTGCAGAAAATAAAGAATTTAGTTTTGGTGGGCAAGAAGATACGCAAACAAGGATTAGAGTTACAGTTTTGACTAGCGATAATTATACGCTAGATGCTATCTTATCAGCTTTCAGAGATACTGTTAGAAGTATGGTTGTTCACATACCATATGAACAATTCCCATATGGAGCCTTCTTCTCAACGAAAACATTCCCATATCAATATATAAATTTAAAAAATATTCAACCAAATATTTCGCAAAATAAATCACTAATTACTAATGTAACAGCATCGAAGGTGATTTCAGAAAGTGTTAGAAAAAATTTAAATAAAAACTTTTTAATTGGATTTTTAGATTTTGATTTATCAACTTATAGATTCCCAAGAATTTAAATTTGTGTAATTAGTAAAAAATAAAATATTATGCCACGCACAAGAATAATATCACAAACCAAAGCCGTTTATGTTTCACCAACAGGTCTATTAGCAACAACATATGGAGGTGCTTCTGTACCCATGTCTGGACTTGCCCCAACTCAATTATCAAAAGTCGATACCTTTTCTTTTGATATTGACTTAGCTGGATCTAGAATGGATATACGTGAATTTGGACAATTAAACAGAGTCGGTGCTGTTCGAATGTCAGAAATAGGCGCTACTTGTTCCATAGGATATTATTTGAATAATGGTGAAAATGAATATAATCTTGGACTTAATATTCGTGGAATGACTGGAGCATCTGTCCCAACATCTCAATTTATTTCTGGGCAATTAACAGAAGATATTATAAAAAGAGAAAGAAATCTTTATGTATTAACAACTCAAGATGGAGTTGATGCATTTGATGCCGTTACCTTTAGTGGAAATAGAGGTTTGCATGACGTTATTTCTTTTGGCAACGCATCCCTTTCAAGCTATACGGCTAATTTTGCAGTTGGCGAAATACCAAGAGCTGATGTAGAATTCGAGTGCTCTAACGTAGCCTTTACTACTGGAAGAAGTTCTGGAATCTTAAACCCTTCTTTAAACAGATCTTTGGCTACTATAGCAGATACTGGCAGAGCCGTTCTTCTTGCGCCAAGTACTGGAGATGCGTACGCATCAGACGTTTTAAAACCTGGAGACGTTTCAGTTTTATTTAGCAATAACACTGTAACTAATCTTGGTGGTGTTATATTAAGTGGTATGCATATTCAAAGCGCAAGTATTGAAGTGCCTCTTACAAGAACTCCAATTGAAAGATTGGGCAATGAATTACCATTTGCTAAGCCTCTTGAATTTCCAATTAATGTAACTTGTTCAATCAATGGATTAGTTACAGATTACGCTCAAGGAGATATCGCTGGAATTCTTACAGGTTGTGCGTTTGGGGGTTCGACTAATATAACAATTGATGTTAAAGATCGTTGCAACAATGCAAATACTGCAATGAGATGGATTTTACAAAATGCTGTTTTGGATTCTCAAAACTTTTCGATTGGATTAGACGACTCGGAAACTGTTGATTTGGTATTTTCCGCTCAAATTGCTGGAGCGCTTTCTAGAACAGAAGGTCTTTTCATGAGCGGAGCTTATAGTGGAATTAATGTTATTGGAAGTGATGCTGATAGACCTTTGTTTATAAGTGGAGCTTGATGACTCATAATTAATGTAAAATTTAATAAAACCTTACTAGATTGGCCTGGTAAGGTTTTATTATTTGCAATAATGTGTAATATCTTATATGCGCGTAGATAGAATTCATTCAAGTGAATCTGAAGTTTTTATAAAAAATCAAAGATTAACTGGAGTTCAATCTTTTTCAATTAATGAGACAAAAGATTTTGCTGAAATTCAAGATTTAGGTTCATATAGCGTAACTAACAGAATTTTAAATCCAAATCAAAAAATTAATGTAAGTTTAGATTTTATTTTAATTGATAATAATTCACCAATTAATGCAAATAGATTCGTTTGCGATCCGTTTTATCAATTTCAAACATCTGGTTTACTATCAACAGAAACTTTTAATTTAAGTTTCAGAAATTTTGCTGGAGAAAATATTGTTAGCGGTGCATATTTAACATCTTATTCTATAAATGGTTCTTTGGATAATTTTGTTGTTGGTTCTGTTGAATATGAAGCTAACGATATAAGTTATAATACAGGTGGACGATTAACTAGAAATAATTTAAATAATGATATTGCTTGTGCGTTTAGACCTCATAGAATTATGGTTTCAGGTAATTTTGGAGAGTCTATTTCTAGCAATAATTTTAATATACAATCTTTTGAATTAAAAGTTCCAATAAAAAGAAAAGCAATAACTATCCTTGGCAACGCTTCTTCACAATTTAGATATCCAGAGCTTCCAATAAATGGAACATTAAATTTTTCTGTTATGAAAAATCAAATCACTGGAATAGATTTGTCCAGTATAATATTAAATAAAGGAAGCTTTACAATAAATTTAAATCAAAATTTAAGTAATCCAATATTAAGATATATTGTAAGCGGTTGTTCTCTTACTTCCATATCCGAAAATTCACAATTAGATGATAATGCAACAATTGATTTTAATTATGAATTTAGTTTAAATAAAAATTCTATATCAAGGATATTAATGCCAAGTACATAATAAATATTATGAAAGTTTATAAAGATATAAGCACTTTTGAAAGTTTTGCGATAGATGCAGGGCTTACAATAAATTCACCAGAATCAGGTTTTTCATTTTCTTTAGGTTATAGATCTGGTGATAATTTATTTTTACCATCTGTTAGTTTTTCTGGCTATAGTGGATATTTATTTGATAAAAATAATAATTTATTTGGAGGATATTATAGCGGAAAACAATTTTCAATAAAAATGTATTTTTTTGAAGATCAGGGTAGGATAAGTTATTATTATGACAATACCCTTGTTTCAAACAATATACCATATAATGCTTTTTATCCAATCAATGCAATTGAATTTAATAAAATAAACGACTCTCAAGCATCTGTTTTAATTGAGGACTTAAGAAACTCAAATCTTTATTACTTATATGATTTTAATGGAAATTATTTAATAAGTTTAGATAATATAGTATTAAAAACTAATTCATAAATGAAAGAAATTTACAGCTTTAAGATAGAAAGAAAAGTAGAAAAAACAATACCATATATAAAAAAAACTAAAGATGGTAGCGTAGAATCAACAAAAAAAGTAATTGAGTGTACTCCAAATCGAGTTGTTTTCGTGAAACCTTCAATGGCAACAATAGAAGAGGCTGAGTTTTTTTATGGTCAAAAATTCAATGAATATATCAATTCTGGCTTTTTAACTAAAGCTATGTTAAATAAAAAAATGGGCGATATTGGAGGTTTTTCTTCAAAAATTTCAATAGAAAAATTACAAAAATCCATTATTGATAATATGGAGGCTTCTAGAACAATTGAATTTTTTGGAGAATCAACGGATTTAACAGAAGAGCAAAAAGAAAAATTACAAGAAGCAAAAGGAATTTTTGTTAGTACAAAAAATGATATTTTTGAACACGAACAATCAATGAGATCTCAGTTTTCACAAACAGCAGATGCGAAGGCAGAGCAAAAGCTTATTGAATGGCTCGTCTTTAATTTGTCTTATTACGAAGAAGAAGTTGATTCTAAAAAACAATTATTTCCAATTTTTCAAGGAGATAGTTTTGATCAAAAAAGAAGATTTTATCTTGAGTTGTGTGAGTCTATAGAAGACATAGATGATCAATCTTTATTGAAAATAAAAAATATATTCGATCAATCATTTAATACTTTAGTAAGAACGGCAAGTATATGGTACAATAAGATTGCAGAAAAACAAGAGGATATTGAAAAAGCGATAAATGAAATGTTTGGTGATTCTTCAGAAAATCTCATTGAAGACAATGCAAAAATAGAAGCTGATTCCGAAATAAACAAACAAGATTCTGAAGAGCAAGTTGATGAAGTTATCGAAAAAGATAACTCAAATGAAAAATAAAGATGAGTTAAATTCTAAAGCACACTCCGCTTTAATTGATATTGTTCGTGGTTTTAGTATAATACATACTGAAAACCACGAATTTTATTTTAAACATTTTGCCTTAAGTGAAATTCTATTAATAGAAGAAACTTATGACTTTTATTTAAGATCAGCAAAAAAAGCTGGCATTAAAACAGAAAAAGAAATTATTGATTCTGCGATCAAAAATGGTTATTGGACAATAGATAAAGAAGAAGAGATTAAATCGTTAAAATGGATGATGGCCAAGCTTGTTGAAGCCGAAAAAAAGATGAATGATCCGATACAAAAGCTTTCTTTAAAACAAAATGTCGAAAGTAAATCTAAAGATTTAGAAAAATTAAAGAATGAAAAAGATCTTTTGGTAAAATTTAGTGCCGAAAATTTTGCTCAAAATAAAAAATTTAAAAATTTAATAGCAAATTGTTTTTTCAAAGATAAATCTTTTACAGAACCAGTTAGTGAAGAAGAATCAATTATTTATCATTCTGAATTATTTAATAAAATGTCTGATTTAAATTCTAAAGAAATAATTGTTTATAGCGCCTATAATCCGTCCTTCTTTGAATTAATGAGTTTGCACTATAGGCAACCTCATGTTATATTTAATAAATCTGGTTTTGATTTAACAATTTATCAAAAAAATATATTAATTTACGCCAACTCTTTATTGAATAAATTTAAAAATTATTCAATCCCTGATTCAATATTAGAAGATCCAATAAAAATATTAGATTATGTGGAAAAAGAAGATGCAAAAAAATCTAATGTAAGTCATGGTGTTGAGGATTTAAAAATTAAAAGCGCTGCTAGGGGAGGTTCTTTAAAGGCAGAAGACTTTTTGACTTGATGTGTGTAATTAATAAAAATGGCCAACACATCAGGTATTAATATTACAGGTAATTTAACCCTGAATCCCCAAAGCATTAATGCTGCGTCAAAACAGGTTCAACAAGCTTTAGGAAGGATTACGGGTCAAGCTTCAGAGTTTCAAAAATCACTTGACGCTTCAACTGCTCGTGTATTTGCTTTCGGAGCTACTACCTCTATATTAAATGGAGTTTCTCAAGCGTTCAAAGGGCTTATTGCTAATACGATAAATGTTGAAAAAAGATTAACGGAAATAAGTACAATAATTGGATCTACAGGTTCCCAGCTTAACGATTTTAGAAATACAATTTTTGATGTTGCAAAAACTACTGGACAATCTTTTAATGTTGTTGCAGATGCCGCATCAGAATTAGCAAGACAGGGTTTAAATGCAGAGGAAACTGCAAAAAGACTTGAGTCTGCATTGGTTTTAACGAGAATTTCTGGTCTTGATTCAGTTAAATCAGTAAAAGCTCTTACCGCCGCAATTAATGGATTTAGTAGCGCTGGATTAACCGCAGAACAAATAACCAACAAACTTGTTGCTGTTGATACAGCGTTTGCTGTTTCAGCTCAAGATTTGGCTGAGGCATTTAGTAGAGCTGGTTCTACCGCAGAAGATGCTGGAGTTAGTTTCGATGAACTTTTAGGTATAGTTACTGCTGTTGAACAAACAACATCTCGTGGTGGAGCAGTTATTGGTAACGCATTAAAATCTATATTTACTAGATTAGGCAGAGGTTCTGTTGTAGAAGATTTGCGGGAACTTGGTGTCGAGATTAATTCTTCTCAAAGTGGCGTTCAAAAACTTCAAGCATTATCTCAATCACTTGAAAATATAAGCGATCCAACTGTAGCTAATAAAATTAAAGAATTGGCTGGTGGCGTTTATCAAATAAACATTGTTAGTGCCGCACTCAAGGATTTGGGTTCGGATACATCTATTTTTTCTCAAGCGGCAAGCAAATCTGCATCAGCGATGGATGAAGCGTTTACAAAAAATGCCGCATTAAATGAAATGATCAGCTCTCAAATGAATGCGTTAGTTGTTGGTTTAACAAATTTATCAGAAAAAATTGGGACAATAACGTTCGGGCCAATTATAAAAAATCTTTTAAGCTTGGCTAATGAGTTTACATCCTTTTTAGAAACAGCATTTGATCCAGAAAAGGGTAATAAATTTATTCAAGGAATATTTGACGCTATTGGAAACTTTCTTTCTGGTCCAGGTTTGGTTCTTATAACAACAGGATTTTTAAAAATATTTTCTCTTGTTGCAAAATTTGCAAAAGAAGGTTTTAAAACTGTATTACAAATCGGTTCTGAATCAGAAAAAATTAAAAATATTGAAAGTGGAATTGTTGGTCTTTTGTCAAGAGATCAGCAATTAAGAGCAATTATAGCTAGTTCAACAGCAACGCAAGCGCAAAAAGAACAGGCTGTTATTAATGCAATTAAAGCAGAAAATGATTTATTAAGACAACAAGAACAGTTATTAAGAAGTATTGCTACGGCAGCAGCTCAAAGAGGTGTTGTTGGATACAGTCCAGATAAGGGCTTTACTGGCAAAGGCAAAAAAACTTTTGCTGCTGGATTTATGGTTGAGGAGGCTCAGGCGCGAATGTTAGGAGCAAGTCCGAATGTTAAGGCTAAAATGAGCAAAGGCAAAATTGGTGGACAAAAGTTCATCATGAATAATGAAGAAATCGAAATACCAAAATTCGGAAAAAATGGAGATTCTGCTGTTATACCAATGTATAATAAAGGTTATATACCAAACTTTGCAAAATATATATATGATTCCGATAGGATTGCTCCAGACAAAGGGGCTACCTTAAAAGCAGTTCTTGCTTCTCAAGTTAAAAAGAATCTTATTATTGGTCCAGCGGGATCGGGCAAATCGACATTAGCTGGTAGAACAGGAAAATTTCTTTCTAATGCTGATGATGTGTCTAATGCCACCGAAATTGATATTCTTTCTGGAGCTGCTCGTGCAAAAGGAGGTGGTATATCTAAAAATTTAGAAGCTATAATTTCAGCAGTAAATGGTTCTGACGGTAAAGTGTCTTATCTTTATACAAAAAATCTTGATATCTTATCTAGAAGAGCTGGAAGAACGGTCGCAGAAGAAGGGGATTTAAGAAGTAAAAAACAATTAAAAGGAACAACTTATGCGCCATTAAATCAGTTTGATTTTATGGGTTATGTTAAATCAAAATCTCGTAATTTTAATTTAATTAATGCGGCCAAAGGCTTTATACCAAATTTTCAAAATCGTACACTTCCATTATTGCAAGATCAGGCAATTTTAAGACAGTTAGCGGCAGATCCAAATAGTGGATTAGATCCAACTAAAACTCAATTAAGAACATCTCAAGTAATTACATATAATGGGCAACAATATGCAGTTCCAGCGTCTAAGCTTAAAAACGCTTTAGAAGTTGGTGACAAGCAAAAAAAAGTTATTGATGTAGCTTCTGTAATTGGAACTAAAATGCCAACCATGTTAACGCCTAATGATAATTCAAAAGACATTACTTATACACAAAACTTAAAAGATTCTGGCGTTAAATTAAAATATGTTTTCGACGCTTTTAAAGCAGGAGGTACAGATGAACTTAGGCAAAATTTTGAAAAAAACTTTGGAGAAACAGAAATAGAGGAACTAGCAAGAAAATTCATTTTAAATCAATCACAAGTATTAGCAAAAGCGTTAGATTTAAAACCAGCAGAACCAGATTCCGTTAAAGAAGTTATGGGTGGTGAAGGATTTAAAGGTGCTATTAGATCTGCTTCTGGATCTTTATTTGAAGCTGCAATCAGCTCTACCTTGCAATACAAAGCATTAAATCCAGCTTCTGGCGGTAATTTTGATGTAAGAACCGCTGGAGCTACTGACAAACAAATAAATTCTATTAAAAAACTATTTGGAGAAGATTCAATTGTATCTAGTGGATTAGCAGATTTCAAATATTCGGCAGAAACAAACAAAGAAAGCATGGCGGCTAAAGTTAAGAAAGAATATTCTGCAAAAATTAATGATGCAATTAGCAAATCAATTTCTAAAAAAAATAAAGCGACTGGATACATTCCTAATTTTGCAGATCCACTTAAAGAGGCTATTGGCCGCGAAATGTCTGCTGGCATTCCAGCTTCGCAAATTTATGTAGACCAAAATTCATCATTAAAGAACTCCATGAATCCAATGGGATTAATGGTTGCTAATCGTCGTGATGAACCAGCTGGTGGTATTCAAGGAATTAGTCGCGCAAGAAAAGAAGGGGCTAATCCAAAATTATATGGAGCAGCTCGTGGTTTTATCCCTAATTATGCAGCTAAAGCACCTGACGACATAGATGGAAAAGTTAAATTTTCACTTGAAAAATTCAGTGGAGCCTCTATTGCGTTATCTATGGCTCTTTCCTCTGTTCCATCTTTAATCGGCCCAACAGAAGAATTAGACTCGGCTATGACTAGCACTGCTAAAACAATAACTTCTTCAGCCGCTCAATTTGCTTCAATTGGATCTGTTTTTGGTCCATATGGTGTAGCAGTAGGTGCTGCTGCTGGAGTGATAATGTCTGTAGTAGACGCTTATAAAGATGTAAAAAACAAACAAGAGGAGGGTGTTAAAATACAAGAAGAAGTTAATAAAAAACTTAAGGGATTAACCGCTGTAAGGAAGGGCCGACAAGAAGCATTTGGTTCTGAAACCAACAAAGACGCTGCATCCGCTCAACAAGATTTAATCAAAGCGTTAAAAGATAGAAGTATGTCTATAAAACCATTACAGGACGCAGAATCTAATTTGAAAAAAATTTACGAAGAGCAAACTTCTACAGAAGAAGATAAAAACGAAGCATCTTTTAAATATATAGAGGCTATAAAAAGAGCGAAAAATAGTTTGGATCACATTAATTTTACAGAAGATTTTGCAAAAAAAATACAGGAGTCTGCAGCGAAGTTTTCTAAAACATTAGATCTTGTATCTACTAAATTAGAACAACAATCATTTCTTGAGGGAATAGCGGGAGGATTTACAGCGAAAGAAGGATCTAAATATTCAGGTGCTGTAACATCAGCAACTGAAACGCAACAAAGCGTAACTCAAAGCACTAAATCTGCTGTAGATTTTAGGGCAAATTTCGCTAGTTCTGATTTTGCTAGTATGATGAACCAGGTTAAACAATCGCAATTGTCAGGTAAAACGGGTGCTGAAATTTCTGGTACAGTTTCTGCTGATGTATTTAAAGCCTATATGGAAAAAGGCTCTCAAGGAGTAACTCAAGAACTGTCAAAATATATTAATCTTGAAGGCGAAGCTGCTCAAAAATTTAAAGATAATGTAATTTCATCTGCGCAAACATTTAGAAATAATGTTGCTGAGACAATGAAAGGAATGATTAATCAAAGAACAGACTTAGAAAACAAATTAATCACCACTAATAAAGAAATACAATCAAAAATAACATCATCTATTTCTGGAATCACAGAAAAATTATCATCAATAACACAAGGTCCAAAAATTGATCCTCTTGCAATTTCTAAAGCGTTTTCAGAAGCGGCAAAAATTTCAGCAACAAATCCAGAGGAGGCTGCTAAAATTATAGATAGAGTTTCTGAGCAGTTTGTTAAATTTAGGGAAATTTTTGGCGAAGAGGCTGCTAGAAAATTAGCCGAATCTTCTGGGCTTGGTTTAAAGGAAACTCAAAATTTAACCGCTGGTACTGCTGCATCACAAATAAATTATAAAGCAATTGAAGATGCGTTATTAAAATCATTAGGTTCAAATCAATTACCGTTAAATATACAAAAAGCTATACAAGCGGCAAAACTTGATGTTAAAAATGTTCCTGCATTACAAAAACTCATAGATGAAAAAATGCAAGGTTCAAGATTTGATCAGTCAAGAAAAACTATTCAAGCTGCTTTAACTGGTGTTGCTGCTGGCAAACCAGATGAAAATAAAGATGATGTTAAAAAATTGGAAGATGAAAGGAATAGGACTTCCCTAGAATTAAAAAATCTTAACGAAAGGATTGCTAAGTTTTCACAAGATTTTGAACCAACTGGAATACCTAAAGCTATGGAAGCTTTATCAGAATCGATATTCAATGCAAGTGATAACGTAAAGGGATTCCAAGAATTTACAAGCAATTTAAACAGATTATCAACTACGATTAATCAAAGACTTTTAGATATTGAAAGAAGATTAAGTCAAGTAAATTAAGCATCATGAGTTTACTAATAAATAAAGTTACAAATTCTTCAATTCAAATAAATTATAACTATTTTGATTCTGTTAATTTATTTGGGTATGAAGTTTTAGCAAGTTATACGGTTGATATTTCTGACGTTGAATTTGAAGAAAATAATGTTTTACTTGTTGGGCAACAAGCTTTGAAGGCCGCATATGCTAGAAAAAATATTGTCGCTAGAATTGGAGGAGATGAATTTCTTAATGGAAGACTAACATCCTTGTCCTTCAAAGAAACATCTCTTGCTGGTTCAACAACTGCGACAATAGCAATACAAGAGTCTAAAAGATTAAATTCATATTCAAACAACAGTTTTGCTCAAAGTCTTGCAAGCCCACAATGGATAGAATCTTTTCAAGAAAATTTAAATTCATCATATTCAGACGATAGTTATTCTTTTGATAGAAGTGTTTCTATAAAATATAAGCAAGATGCTGGAAGTCAGTTTTTAGATAATGCAAAAATATTTTTAAATAACTTTTATTTTAATAATAGACCGCAATATGGAAATGCCGATACAACAAGTTGGAAAACAAATAAAACGGAAAACTTTAATCTTATAGATTTATCTGTTTCTTTTACAGAAAATTTTCAATCATCTACGAATATAGTGAATAATATTTCTTTCACTTCTTCTTTTACAACAAGTGTTGATGATAATGGTTTTAAAAACAAATCTTACGACATACAAATAAAAGCCTTGAAAGAGCCAATTGAGGAAAATGCTTTAAGTGCCGCAAAATTAAAAATAGATGAAATAGTTTCAACAGAAAACTCAACATATGGTCGTCCAATATTGATAGAAAAAGGTATTAGTAAAGACAGTGGTGTTATTACATTAAAAATGTCATTTACAAATAATCCAAATAAAAATCAAGAAAGTGTTATTTCATATGAAGTATCTAAACAAAAAAGCGGGGCGTATTATGAATATCAAATAAATATAAATTACATTTCTGAAGGAAAAAATCTTGAAACTAGATTTCAAAATGTAAAAAATATTTATTCTTCAACTCAATCTACATATAGCAGCAAAATAAATTCTTTATTTTCATCTGTTGGATCTATATATGAAAAATCAAGATCTACATCATTTATAAAGCATGAAGGTAAAATCAACGATAACGTTATTTTTTCTACAGATAATTCTTATAATACTAATAATGGCATTTTAAAATTCAAAACAACAAAATCAACAACTGATCCAACAGATGTATTTGAAAAAGTTATTGATCTTGCTGATTTAAATCAAAAAATTGCTACATCTAATAACAAGGGCAATGGAAGAGGGAGTTTGTCAATGGTTGTGGTTCCTTTTAAATCTAAAGGGCTTAGATTTGGAGAAACATATTTATTAAATAATGCTCCAATTATAAATGGATATATTGAGTCCGATCAGATTTCAATAGATTCAGCAAATGGAACAACAACTCGCACAATTAATTATGTAACATCATGAGCACAGTATCTTATGGATCTTATACATTACCAGAACCATCTCCATTTGTGGCGATAGATGATAGCCCTATTTATATGGAAGGTTCTTTGGATCATCTTTCTAAAAAAATTACTTTAATCGGAAAAATAACTGGCGAAAATTTATTAAAAATTCATACAACAAAACAAAAATTAATTAGTGGGTTTTTATCTGAATATCAAAATTTAACAATTGATTCTGAAAGTTTTAATTTTGTAAAACCAGTCTCCATTTCTTTTCAAGAGTCAAATTTAAGTAGAATTTTACCTTACTCAATTGAATTAGAGGCTTACGAATATACAAGCTTTTCTAATTATTATGGAATTAAAGACCCAGTAAATACTTGGTCATATTCTGAACAAGATGGTAGAATTGTTAATGTAACAAACACTATTTCCGCCGTAGGATTAAAGGTGGATAGTACACCTGCAATAGAGCAAGCAATTAATTTTGTTTCTTCTTCTCTTGATTCTTTTAAAGATTATAGTTTTTTTCATTCTGGACAAAATGCTTTTTTAAGATCAGAAATAGAACAATATGATCGTTTTAGAGGATTTTATTCTTTAACGCGAAATTGGAAACTTGATGTAAGCAAAAATCCTATCTCTAATAACGCTATTATTAGCCCTAAAGTACAGATTTCATATTCTAAAGGTGATTCTGTTAAAATTTCTGTAAATGGAGATATTATTGGAAGTGTTAATGGAGAACAGGTTTCGGAAAATTTATTTGACTCAAACAAAGCTAAAGAATTCGCTTTAAACGCATTAATTAAATCAAAATCAAATTTTGAAAATAATATTTACGATGCCATTTCAAGGGGTGCAAGTTCTTATAATTATACCCATAATCAAGCATCAAATACAATTTCTTTTTCATTTGAATTCACTAATGCGACTGACACAAGAAATGAAGATGTGCTAAACAATTATACCGTTTCAATTAGTGCGACCAAGGACTCTAATTTAATTACTGTTTCCGTTAATGGAGAATTAAAATATAATGGCCCAAATGATATATATACTGGTGGAAGTTTAGAATCTAGCGCAAGATTTGCAAAATTACAACAAAGAATTTCCACTATTAATCCATATCAACTTGCATTAGAGCATTTTTCATCATTCATATCATTATCTAATAATCAATATGAATCGAGTAGTTATTTAAATAATAAGGCTATCGCGGAAAATATTAATAAAAACCCATTTGAAACTAAAATTTCTTATTCGTATAGTTATAATAATAATATAGACCCATCAAACGGACAATTAAATGATTGCGAAGTATCGATATCTGATACAAGACCAGTTGCAGTCACAATGTTTAAAAATGGAATGAATGGATTAGTAAATCAACTTGTAGCAAATAGAATGCTTGGCGAATTAAGTGTAACTGCAACAGCAAATAATTTAGAAAGTTCTTTGCCTAATTTAAAAAATATAGCAAAAGAATATTTAAATAAAAATTGCAAAATAATAAATGAAACATCAACCGTTGGACAAAGCGAAATATCTTACACAATAACATCAAATTACTAAATGAGTAAACAAGCTTTATCATATATTTTAAATACAAACATCTTATCTAATGAAAGATTAAAGATTTATTATGATTTTGATACAGGTTCTGTTTCAATATATCAAAGTGGCACTTATTATATTCCATATTTAAAAAATACATTTCCGTCATTTAATTCAAACAAAAATCACGCTGAAATTTACGGATTAAAAAATACTGGTATCAATACAATAAATTCTATTAACTATTATATAACTGGTCAATCTGGATTTTTAAAAAATAATGGATCTGGAGATTTATCATCATTTCCATTAGTTATTTCTGGTCAACCAGATTTTAATCTTAATGATTGTTCTATGTTATTTAATTTTTCTAATAAATCTTACAAAGATTCTATATTATTTGGATCTTTAAGAGTTTTTGAGGATACGATAAATAATACAAAATATAGGTATTCAAATGGCTTTAATTTTGGAATAAATTCAAGAGGTAAATTATTTTTCCAATCACTTGGTAAAGACGGTGATTATATTTTTGTGGCAAATTCAATTGAATTAAGTAAAGAAAATATTGCTGGATTATCTATTTCTGAAAATGAAATTGAAATTTTTAGATTTGATTTACTAAACCAAGATATTCAATCTGAGAATTTTATTGTTGATGCAAATTATATAAAAAATTCTGATTTATTATATCTGGGTACATCTCCAACTTATTATAATTTACAGTATCCTTTGCAACCAAAATTTGATGGATATTTAGGCGAAATGTGCGTTTTTTCTGGAAGATTAGCTAAAGAATTTTTATATAATCTATCTTCTGGTTTTGTTTCAGATTATTATTATAGTAGTGGCATTGTAACCGAGTCTAATACTATAACTGGATACAATACATCAATTATATATAAAACAGGAGTAACTGGATATTTAACTGGAATCATAGGATATCAACAAATTCAAACAGGAACACCTTATATAACGGGCGCAACAACTCTTAGCGGAGTAAGATCTGTAGCTGAAGGTGGAAGATATTTTACTGGTTATTCTGCTCAAGGTTTACCATACAAAGAAGAAGTTGGTTATTTGCATCCACCAAATTTTGGCAAATATGATCCAACTGGAAACAATGCGTTTGATACATTAGGTCTTCAAGGAGGTATAATTCAAGTCGAAGTTTATACGCAGGTGACTGGAATGAAATTTGATAGCATTACAGTTCCAATTTATGGAACAACAGCATTAACTGGGAATACAAGTGAAATAAGTGGTTATGTACAAACACCATTAACTGGAAAGGTATTTGAGACTGGTGCAGCCTCATCTGGTATTCAATTAGATTCAAAGTCTATTGAATTTTTCAAGAAAGACTACATATACTTTTTGGAAAAAAGATTATGATTTATAATTATGAAATAACAACTGGAAGTGAATTGAGTTATGAATCAATTTCAATAAATAGAGATAATAATCAACTTGCAGATTATTATTCAAATAACTTTAATATACCATTAGTAAATAGAACTGGTACGCATGATTTTATCGCTTCACTTAATTCTCAAACAGTTGTTGAAAGAACTCCAACTATTAATGAGACAATATTTGAAAAAATTTATAAAACAGATGGGGATTTTTATTTTAAAACAGGCGAATCAATTTCCACAATTTATTTTGATGATAATGGTTTTTTAAGTAATATTAATGAATTAAAATTAATATTTGATTTAAGACCAACTCAAGAAGCATGTGTTGGTACAGGCACTTCAAGTTCTGCGATTCAAAATTCTTTAATGAATGATTTAAGACAAAAAATGCCAACATTTACGGGTGATTTGAGTAAAATAAATTATTTTTTAAATGGACAAAAGTTATATACTGGAACTAGTTCTTATTTAATAATAAATAATACTGGGTTTAGTTATTTAATGGCAATTACTGGAAAAATTTTTGGAATTCCACAAAAACCAAAAACAACACAATTTGTTAAAAGTGAGCAAGATTTATATGGTGTGAGATTTATTGAAAATGAAACAAATTTGTATGTTAACGGTATGGAGCAAGAAAAAAATGTATGGATTGAGTTAAATACAGGTGTAATTCTTATAGTGACTGGATTGGAACCAAAAATATTTACAGAAATTTATTCTTTAGAGTCTATATTATTATGAGTGAAGTTATTACTAATGTTGAGGTGAATTTTTCTTCTAGTGGTGGATCTCATAGCGCCACAGTAACAACTTCAAACGCCTCCTCTACTTGTGGGTCTGCTTCGCTTGGTTCTGTAATTGGAAAAGTTGGAGAAAGGTCATCTTTTACAAAATCTGAGGTAGATAAATTATTAAAAGATTTTGTTTTAGACGAAACAACTACTACAAAAGATTCTTTTGGAATTAAAAAAAGTTATAAATATATAGATTCACTTTCAAAATTTTTAGATTCTTGGGTTGTCTTATGTAGAGGTACTACTGCTCCAGTAGGAACAAGTGATTTATCTTATGATGGAGCAGTATATGCGCATTCAGAATTTCCAGGAGTTTATAAAATAAAACGAAAACAACCAGCTGTTAATGTTACTGGAGTTGGAAATAAAGTTTTGTCATCTGATAGAATCATCATTCTTGGAAAAAGTTATTCTATATATAGCGTGATGGAAGAATCAAAGAAGATATATTTAGCTTATAATAAAAAAAGTATTGTTAGCGATCTTTCTTATGCTAATGCAGCTGTCAAAGTATCAGGCGAAGTATTAGATGCAAATAAAGCATCACTTAAATATGGTTATTTAGTTTCAGATTTTTTTGCAGCCTTAAGATCTCTTGGATTAACTATAACTGGAGCGCCTAGTAGTAATTCAATATTATTTGATACATCTGGGACAATAAGATCATGCTTATCATCTATCGCTTCATTTTTTGGATACTATTGGTATGTTGATAATAAATCAATAAAATTTATTTCTTCTGCTGAGGCTAATTCAATACAAATTTCTAATCCAACAACCGATACAAATCCAAAAATTTTATCAGCATCTTTTACAGAAGGAGGCAGAACCCCTAGAATCGTTGCATCATTTAATGGCTCCACTTCTTCTACACCGTCTTCTTACTCTAATTCTACTACTATAAATTATACTAGTGGTGCGCAATTAATAAAAAAACAACTAAATAGAGTAGATTTCGATAAACTTTTTTCAGGTTTACAATCAGACTTATCGTCAGCTCTTATTGAAAGTTTTTATTCATTTTTTTGCTCTCCACATGCAAATTCTCCAGCAAGTTTTGATAAGTTAATTTATTGCTCTTCTTGTTTTTATGAAGCTTTTGATGGCGGCACTTATTATCCGCAAAAACCCAAAAATAAAACATCAAAAAAAGTAAGCAATATTGTTGGAACAGATACCAATGCATATAAAACCTCTAAAACAAGAAGTTTATTGGGAGATAGCGCTTCTTTTTTTCCTTTATTAGATACGGATGATAAAGTTATGGCTAAAGCAAGCGAAACGCCACTTTATACCTTATTGAAAGGATATTATGACACTTTTGGAACTGTTTTTATCTCTAGGGGTTATAGCGATAAATTTGCAAAAAATCAAACATTAATTTCTTCAGATGGTGTTACAGTTGATGGACCATATAAAGGTAATACAAAAATAAGTCAAATAGGTTTTTTTGCAGATATCGTTACTCTTTTACAAAGCAAGGGTTTTACTATTCCTACAGTAGCAACATTGGCTGGTTATGCTGGTATGAGGAAAGGAGCGAATTATTTTATAGCTATAGCAAAAAAACAATTAGTGCCAGAAGATTCTATCGATAATTTTGGTGATCTTTCACAAAAAGTTGATTATTTTACATATAGTAATAATCCATTTATTGGTGTGCAAGACGAATCAGTAAAAACTGGTTTGACAAAAAATTTAAAGAGTTCAAAAAGATTATATTCAAAAGCATTAAAAAATTTAAAAAATCATATAACATTAGCAAAGATAGATATCTTGCCTCCAGGTGACGAAGAAGATGGTAGTGGTGATGACGAAGAAGAAGAAGAAGAAATAGACTATCAACAAGTTTATTCTCAAATAAAATCTCAAAAACCAAATGACTTTAACAAAAGTGAATTAAAATCCTATAATGCATCTTACTCAGAATCAAAAACTCTTGCAGCAAATTTTAAGAGTTTAAATGGAGCGAATCCTAGCGCTATAAAATCATCTTCTGTTACTTATTATGATTTTGAAATACCAAATAATATAACTATTGACATTGATTCTGTTTCTTTAAGTGTATCTAGTGATGGTGTTAGCACAACAATAAGTAAAAGCAACAAAGCTTTCTTACCTCCAGATCAATCTAATTTCTTAACTAATTCAAATATTTCTATTACAAATACACAAGCTGTTAGTAAGATATTTAGCGCTGGAACTAAAAATTTCTTAAAAATTAATTAATGCTTTTTTAACAAAACAATTAATTTTCTACATTCTTTCGCTGGGATGTCTTTATATTGAACCCAATTTTTTACATCTTCATTTCTATATAAATTAGATGTCCATTGATCCCTAAGCCAAACAACAAAATCATCAAACGATTTCATGCCTTTTTCAGAAACAATTTTTTCTAAAAGACCACTTGGCTTTAGCACTGTAAGGTCATCTACATTTTCTGGAGATTCCGATGAATATAAATTATTTTTAGAGCGATCAATTTCGTCTGCACCAACAATATGAATATTCAAAAAGTTACGCACACAACGGACAAACGCTCTATTGCAAGCAATAGTTTCTAAAAATTTAATACAAAAATCATCCGTATTATTCGCTGTGGCATTAGCCACATCTTCAAAAAGAACAGATCTATCATTTGTCTCATAGTTTCCAATCCACGTAATCTGACACTTAGCCACAACATAATCTTCTTTAATGTGGGAAACTTGATATGCCACATCAGTAAACCCGCGCAATTTAGCTAATTCCTTGATGCCACCCAACATAATAAGCAATTGTTTATCATTCAAGCCATCCATTGAATTTGGAACACTTTGATTTCTAATGTCAAACCATCCCTTATTTGGATAAAGGAATTCTGGTTTAATCATTGCTCGCCAATCAATAGATCCATCTTCAGAATAAATATATTCTACGGATTTAATAAGTCCATGCTCATTACGAACATATTTTTCGAATGGAGGAATTGAAGTTTCTTGTTTACTCATGTTGGTCATCATATAGATAATACCAATCTAAGTCAAGAAAAAAATCATCTTCATTTTTGCGATCATTAAAATCATAGTAAGTGTCATATACTTTGTTGCCGCAAAGTATTTTTTTGTTTGATTTAATTTTTGTTTTTTGTAAATCAAAGTTTGGCAATTTTTCTCTATTGATTTTAATCAATTCGCTTAATTCAAATAAATTAACCGTAAAATCAAATAACTTAAATCTTTGTTCAGAAAGTTTTTCTTTCGATGTGCAAAGCAATATATGATTAACTCCAGATTTTTTAATTCTTTTGACAAATTCCACATCGAACTCTTCTGCGACATAGTTTATATTTTTAATTCTTTTTGACAATAATAGATCATCATGAATTGGTTTGCTTAAAGTGACTTCAGCATTATTTGTTTTAAGAATATTGAATAAATTTTCCTCATTATGAAAAAGATCCATTCTTACGTTAATAGAATCACATATTACTTCGCATTTTTGTGATGGAATAATTTCTAAACATTCATCTTTATATCTTGCTCCAATATTTATTGTTTTATAATTGATTTTTTCATTTGGAATATTAAGTAGTTTTAATCCAGCACTTGCTATTTCTTCTGGTTTTATTCTATTAACTGTTTTTGGATTTTCATTAAAAGAGAAAGAAGGTTTTTCTTTATCAGCTCTATGCGTTTCTATTAAAATCTGATCTCCTCTTTCTCCCCAATAAGGCTTAACACACTCCATAAAAGAATTAGAGTAAATTGAAACCATTTTTCTTTTGAAGAATCCTGCTAAATGAGCTGGGAATGAATCTACCCCAAGAAATAAATTACATTTTTTTACAATATATGCCATTTGACGAATAGAGGTTTTACCTCTTAAATCTATGTCGCAATTTATTGTTGGATCTTTTTCAAGCCCAATTTGAATTGTTTTGTATCCATATTTATTTAAAATAGGATCTAAAATAAATTTAACTTCATTCCAATAATCATAATCTCGTAAATTATCTTTTGCTGATGTATGAAAACATACAAATTTATCAGCAGAGATTGGAAAAAATTGTTCTGAAATTGATGGATTATTAATTTTTAATCCAGTTGATAATGAATATCTTTCTATTAAATGCATCTTAGTATTTATTGTAATTTTCTGAATGAATTTCAAACATAATTTTATCTTTATTTCCCTGATGCAGATAGTCTAATTGTCTTTGAGTACCAATATGTGGCAGAAAACATATTTGAAAATATCCTTGATGATCAGATCTTCCTTCCATCATTACGAGATTTTCCATAAATGGATTGTATTCTATGATTTTGTATATAAATTCATTTAAATCTAAAATAGGGAAAAACTCTTTTTTAGTAGCAAAGTAAAGGTCTTTTTCTGGGTAAGCTTCTTTTATGGATGGCAACAATGAGGTTAACATGAATACATCTCCAGCAGATTCTGGCATAACAATTAAAATTCTATCTTCTTGATTTTTATCTAAAAGACTTTCAAATGAAATTGTTTGTTGTTTTTGGACTTCTTCATTAACAATGATTTCTTTGTTTTTATTTTTTAAATCAACAAAAATTTGCTTTAAATCATTTTTGATTTTTTGTACAGAAAATTTTTCATTAACTGTTTTTTTACCATTTTGAATTAAAGATTGTTTTTCATCAAAACTCATTTTGAGTACTTTATCAAGTTTTTCGCAAATGTCTTGTGGACAGGTTGTTGCTTTAATAAATTGAGTATGGGGTTCTCTGTATTCATTCCACTTTAAGGGTAGTCCACCTTGATGAGGATAACAAGAATCTGTTCCGCACGAATACTCTGTAACCAATGTAATTAATCCAGCAGCTTTTGCTTCTTGAATTGGAAGCTCTTGACCACCACTTGTAAATGGATGACAATAAACGTCCATGCAAGAATATATTTGATTCAATTGATCTTCGGAAACCCCAAGTCCACTGTTTTTTGTATGAACTCTTTCCTTAGCTCCACAAGAAGGGCAATCTTTCTTTTCTCCAATGTATTTGTGTAAAAAGAATTCTCCACATTGATGACATATGTAAGAAGCTAAAACATCATCTTCATTTATGTTTTTTTCTTTAATATATCTTGGAATATCCCATCCATGATTAACTTCAGACCAATCTGTATGAAGAAGTAATTTGGTTTTTAACTTTGGATTCTTTTCTTTAAATAGTCTAAATCCATCTAAAAGATTTGGAACAGATTTTCTTAATTGATTTTTAAAAACAAAGCCAATTACAAAATCTTCGTTTATATTGAACTTTGACCTAATTTGATCTCTTTCTGCAAGAGGTTTAAAATCTGAATAATCAATAGCTCCATGAATAGTTTTGACATTTTGAAAACCATTTTTTTTCATTTCCTGTTCTGCAAAAGATGCCCATACAATAAATTCATCACATTTAGGCGCAATATGAAATGCGTCTGGTAAAATTGGAACACTATCAAGTGTAGTCCAAATTATTGTGCGCAAAGTATTCCACCATGGTTTTTTCTCAAAATCTTTGAATGCCCAAATATCTTCAATACCCAAATATATGTCTGGCTTACATTCTTCAATAATTTTATCAATACAATAATAACCATATGAAGCCATTCTTTGTTTCATTCCATCATTTCCTATCTCATTCATTAAATTAGGATCAGAAGGAGCTGTTCCGTAGCACTTCCATGGAGTTTTAAGATCAGCTCCATATGGAACACCATTAGCAGCTTCAATAACCTCTATATCTGGATCATTATGTAGTGCAAGTAATAGATTTCGCATATTTTTGCCAAATCCAGTTACCATTCTACTATAATTAGAATGAAAAAGAATTTTAATTTTAGAATGGGGCATCGTCTTCTAATTCAACTTGTTCGGATTTTGGCTTTGATGGGTATTGTTTCTTTTGTTGATATGTGTTTTGATTATTATTTTCCTGCTTTCTTGAAAAGGTAAAAGATGTTTTGATGTATTCAATTAAAAGCTGCGCTAATACTTCAACCTCTCCAGCTTCAAGCGGAAGTTTAAAATTTTGATTTGAATTTCTAGAAACAGAAAAACCAAATGCTGGCGAATTATAAGATTTTTCTCCATCCATTTCTTTGATTTTTCTAACTTTGTCCCATGGATTTAATTTAATTATTGTGCTATCCTCTTTTGTTTTATGAAAAGCCGTGTAAGGTATTCTGGTTTTAAAAGAAGAAAGAAATTCTCCAGCTTCTGTTACGGAAATTTTAATTGAGGCTGATTTTTCTGGATTTTTAGAATTTTCTTTAAAAGATCCATTTTTTGTTACATCGTTCCAACTATGTTGTTGGATCATTGATACATAAAGTGCGGTCTCTCCATTCTTTGAAGTTCCAATCTCGAAACTAAAAGCTGAACCAGTATTTTTTGAATTAGGTTTATATAAAGTATATTTCATTTGAAATGGTGTAATTTTTATTGATAACTTATAGTAAAGAATGTACAACAAAATTCAACCAGAACAAATTGAAATTCATACTTTTTCAAGTCCTAGTGGAGATATTTTCTTCCAACAAGGTACAAATTATGTTCATGGAAACTTAAATAGGAGTTTAGCTGGAAATTTTAGTATTACTGGTGGTTTAACTTTAAATGGCTCTAAAGTTTATACAACAGACTCCTCTAATATATTTGGAGATGTTAGAAATGTTATTTTGGGCGGTCAAAATAATAGAATCATTGGCACTGGCAATGCAATCATTAATTCTATAAACTCTAACGTTTCTGGTTTTCAAAATTTAGATTTAAACTGTGATGGATCTATTTTTGAAAAAGGTTCTAGATTTTGTACAGTGTTAGCTGGTAAAAACTCTATTATAAATGAAAATATAAGTGGCTCTGTAATAATTTCAGATATAACAAATGATACGATCATCGCGGACACTTCAAATAAATTGTATATAAATTTTGAAAATGGAATAGATATTGCAGGAAATGTTGTAGTAAACGATGATTTATTAATAAATGATAATGCGGGACTATATTTAGATCAAAATTCTTCTGGTATTTTTTCTGGCAACGTTGGTTTTTTTGGTGATTTAGACTTAAATTCAAGTTTAACAATAAAAAATGATAATAATTTATTTATACAGACAGGTGCTTCTGGCATTTTTTCTGGAAATTTAAATATGGCGGGAAATTTAGATTTAAATTCAAATTTAATAATTAAAAATGGAAGACAATTTTCTACGAATTCTAATTCTATCACTAATTTCTCTGGCGTAGTTAATACACTGGGTAATCTTAATTCCGCTAGTCTTAATATTGGCAATAATCGTATTATTTTTGATAATCAAGGTATTAATATTAATAGCGGACTTGCGTTAAATATGACTGGAGGAGCCTTGTCGATAAATGGAGGCTCTCTTTTTTTACAAGAAGATTCAGTTACAGATTTTTATGGGCCAGTTAATTTTTGGGGAGAAGTAGGCGGTCCTGGCGTTGTTGATTTTACAAATATAGTCACATTAACAGAAGATCAGATTATAAATGGACAAAAAAGTTTTGCAAATCAAACTATTTTTTTAGATAAACTTTTTATTAAAAATGGAGACGCTATTAATGGAACGAATGATTCTCCAGTCAATAGCGAAGATGATGGCGAAAAAGGTCAAATTGAATTTTTAGATAATAATTTATTTTTATACAATAATGGCAGGTGGGTTAAATTTATTGGTAATAATGGTGCGTGGGATGGATTTAGTAATAGTAATATAGGGTCTTTGCAAAAAAGACAAATTGATCTTGGCGGTTCTGATAGCATTGATGATATAATTTCATGGGATAATGGCGTATTGAGTTCTACATTAGGCGGAGATAATCAAATTACAAGTTTCCCAGAATTTGGTGCAAATGGCAGTTTATCTGTACCAGATTCATTTGGTTATTCACAAGTAATTGAATGGCAAGACGGTTTAATTACTACTGAAGGAAATTTTGAAGCAGCTTTAAGTGGAAATATAACTGGGTTTGGTAATGGTAAAAGCGGTTTGTTTAAATTAAATAATCAATCAATAATTTCATGGAACAATGGTCTTGTGACAAATACTGGAACTTTCGAAAGAAGTTTAATAATTGGCGATGTAATTTATACTTCTGGAAGTCAAAATATAAGTGGAAGTAAAACTTTTTTAAGTGGAGCTGTATTTCAAAGAACGCAAAATCAATTAACCTTTAGAACTGGTAATGCTGGGAGTTTGATTAATATTTCAGCTCCATCAATTATTGGAAGTAAAACTTACACGATTCCTGATGTTAATATTGACGCATCATTTGTAATGACTCAAGGAGGTCAGTCAATTAGTGGGATTAAGAATTTTTTAAGTCCAACTATATTTCAAGCAACAGGCGTATTTCAATCAACTACAAATCAATTATCTTTTAGAACAGGTCAATTTGGAAGCGCAATTAATATTTCAGCACCATTAATTAGTGGTAGTAGAGTTTATACAATTCCTGATATTGGTGGCAATGCTAGTTTTGTAATGACAAGTGGCAATCAGACAATTAGCGGACAAAAGAATTTTGATAAAATTCCAACAGTAAATGTAAGTGGTCAATTTCTTATTGTTCCAACGGGGGTTTCTTATTCTGAACAATCATTTTCTTTTTATGATCAATCTGGAAACTTGCAGACAAAAGTATTTTTATGTAGATAATTTCTATGCCAATAGATTCAGAAAGCAAACGGGGGGTATAATATATCAGATAATAATATTTTTGATTGGGTTGATTATTATCCATATGAAATTAGCGGCAACAGATTTAAACTAGAAAGAAGGTATATTCCAAGTAAAATGGAGATTAATCAACGTAATCTTAACATAAGGGACGGGATTTGTAGTCATTAATTCTAGTGTCGAACCAACTTCAAATTTTTCAGACTTGTCATTTATTTATCCGAATAATAATCTTATTACAGATAATTTAGCATACGAACAACTTGACATTAAAAAAGAATATTTAGGCTTTTCAAATAAAAGCGAAATAAGTGACCTTCCATTAAAAATAGGAGTTCATTGGAATTCTGTGCATTTTTTTGGAGGATATGGTGTTCAATAGTATCCTTTTACCGAAAAGACCCAAGTGCGTTTAAAAATTTAAATCAATTTCTTCAATTTAGGGAAGGAAATTCACCAAGTTTTCCTAAGGGTTATTATAAGAAAACTCCACTTCCAGTTAATTATAAAGGTCCATACGTATAAATAAAATATGTATCAAGGTAAATCTATTCGAAAATTATTATTTTCAATAATTTTTGGTTTATCTTGTACGTGTTTTACTTTATTTTTCTTTTTGTATTCATTGAAAAATTTTCTTTTTATCGGATCTTCTGTGCCACATTTTTCCTCTCTTTTATTTGACATTTCTGAAGAGTAGTCGATTAGATCTCCATATGTGCCTTTCATTTTACCAGTTTTTTCGACGAACTCTTTTGATGAAAATGGGTCCACATGAGAGTCAATTGAAGCCTGAGGTATAGTAAAGACTCTTTTCCATTCAACATCATCTTCGAAATAAACATGAGCTTCATTCATAGTCTGAACGATTTCTTTGTAAATTTCATCATTTGGATGTTTGTAAATATAAGTAGGCATTATTGTTTTATAGTTTCAAAAATTTTATCTATAGATTTTGAATAAGTAAATATATTTTTAAGTTTTTTTCCTTCTTCATTTACTGTTTTTGCAAGTTTTTCAGCTCTTTCAAATCCATCGATAATTGATTCGTCTTTTATAAGATAATAATTACCTTGATTAAATGGCGCTCCTTGTCTAAAAAAGAAGTTATCATAACAAGGTTGTTTGTTATTAGCTTCAATTAAAATAGAATTTTCTCTTGTAGCCCAATCTTTATGAGAAGAGCAATTTGAGACAACAGACCATTTGCCTAATGCTGTGGCGTTAAATGCTGGCAAGTTCCATCCTTCGCCATTGGATATACCAGATAAATCAATGTCTATAGCATTCATTAACTCATTAACTTCAGAATTTGTTTTAAGAAATGGAAGAAAATTAATATTTTTCCATTTTCTATTAGAAACGGTTTGATTTATAATTTGAGCAAAATCTTCTGGTTTAAAAAACGGATTATTGATTAAACATGTTAATTGATATCTTGGATTATCTCCATACTTCTTTAACCAAAGTTGAATTATTCTTTGCGTATTCTTTCTGTGTTCAAGTTTTCCAATTAGTCCAAAATGAATCACACCATTATCAAGATAGCTTTTATTTGTTTCAAAAAAATCTTCATCAAAACCAAGCGGTACATAAGATACGTTATTACATCCCTTAGATTTAAAAATATCGCAAGATTCTGATGATGAAAAAAATACGTGTTCTTGATTTGAAACTATATTAATCTCATCTTCTGTTGGAGAGTCTACTTCGTAAAATGTATACAAATATTGTCTTTTAGAAAATCTTGATTCAGATCCATTTATATGCCAATTTTTCAAAACTGGAGTTTCATGATTAAAGGTTTTTAGCCTATTAAAAGAATTAAATTTAATCCATTCTAAAAAATCTTGATTAGCTCTATCAAAAGAATCAAAATTAGCCGAGTTGCCAACTGGAAAAATACTTGTTTTTACATTTCTTTTCCATATTTCTTTTAGAAAATTATAAGATACATTACCAAGACTGAGTTGGTTAATTGGTCCGTCAAAAATTAAGTTGTTCATTTGTTATTTTTTCTTGAAATTCTTTTATTGTTTTATTGTGTATGTTGATGCATCCTTGGATTGACAGTCCAACTTTTGACGCTATTTGCTTCCATGGTTTTAAAGATCCATTTATGTTTGAAAAATATCTTTCTCTAAATATAATCTTTATTCTTTCATCGTAATGGTTATTTATTAAATTATAAATTTTTAAAAATGATTCATTTCTAGAAGATTCTTCACTTGGGTCGAAACCCTTGTATTCTTGAGTAAATTCAATTTCATCAAAATTAACAATATTAGAATTTTTCTTATTGTTTGTTTTATTTGTCAAGCAAAGATATTTAGTTTTTAGCGCCAGGTAGGTTGAAAACTTGCTCTTGCTTTCATCATATTCAAGCGCGGCTTTATAAATTTGATAGTTTTTATCTTCTACCATATCACTTATTTGATTACTACTCAAAGATCTAGATCCAAATTTTTTAATCATATCAAGGTATATTCCAGAATGACGAGAAATAAGTTCTTTTAAAGCGCCCTCATCATTGGACTCTTTTACTAAATTGGCTAATAATGGATCAGATGGTTGCATTAGATAAGATATGATATATTTTTATAGTAAAAATCTTCACAAAAATTTCTAGCCATTTCGTTTAACTCGATATCATTTTTAGCAGATGGCCAAATAATATTGAAATCAGAGTTTTTATTTAAAACTGGATCATTTCTTTTTTCATCTTCATTTGGCGGCAAAAGAAACTTTTTTTGTTTTTTTTGATTATCTATAACGCTATACCTTTTGATATGGATTAATTTACCGCCCATTTCATTTTTAAGCCAATGAAGCTCGTCAAAATCTTTATCAGCGTATCTCAAGTCTGAAATGATGCATAAATCATTGTTTTCTATACTAATCTTTTTTTGCAATGCTTCTATAAAATATCTACCATTGCTAAGATTTCTTTTTGCTGAACCGTATGCAACTAAAAGTGGTCTTAAATTCTCTTTGTCTTGTCCTTCTAGGCTAAAAATGTCTTTATTAAATTTTTCGTAAATAAACGTAGACATCTCTTGCTTTAAAATTGAAGCGAAACTTTCTCTAGAAATTTTTAAGCCAGGGTTCATTTCAGAGATGACTTCTGAAAGTTTATCTGCAATTGTATCTTTGCCAGACCGAGCGATTCCTGATATAGCTATAACTTTCATACGCCAGTGCTTCCAAAACCTAAAATATTTCTTTCAGTATCATGGAATTCATTTACCTCTTTAAGAATAGGTATAATACTCTCACCAAAAACTAATTGCGCTATTTTATCTTTCATTTTGTAAATTTTGTTCTTATTTATGTTAATGCATAACTTATTATTTTCGTAAATTTTATAATCAATTGGTTGAGCAATATATTTAAATCTAAGTTTAAGTGTCCCACGATAGCCGTTGTCTATTAAACCAATGGAATTGGCTAAAACAAGATTATATTTTGAAATCGAAGACCTTGGAAAGATATATGTATGATATCCCTCTTGAGGCTGAATAATTAAATTTGTTTCGTATTCAATAAAGTCAATCGAAAGATAATTTCCATCACCATCTAATTCAATTCCTTGAATTGAGGGTTCTGAACTCGCAATTATATCATAACCAGAATCTCCTTTATTCTGAGGCGAGATTATAGAGTAAAAATTTGAAACATTCACAGTATCTAACATATCAACTAGTTTAACAAAAATATTTTTTTTGTCAATAGTTTTTTTTATCTTGACAGATTTTTAAATAACCCTATAATGTAAAGGGTTCGCTTTTTGAGGTTTCGTAAAAGAGTAAAGGTTAAGTAAAGAATAAAGAATAAAGAGTAAAGGTTACGTAATATTATTACTCACTACGTTCGTAATAATATGGGAAAAAAATTATTTAAGAAAAATTTGCTTGCTAAAATATTCATGATCCCATAGACTGTGTAAAATTAACTATGATATTCGAAGAGCAAATTTCTCGCAAACCAAACAAATATCCTTGGACAGAACAATTTATCGAGGCTATGCATAATGGTTTTTGGACAGATAAAGAGTTTTCATTTAAGGCTGACATGCAACAGTTTAAAACAGAACTAACAGATCAAGAAAGAGAAACAATTATTCGTACTTTATCGGCAATTGGTCAAATTGAAGTAGCGGTAAAAACATTTTGGGCTAAGCTTGGCGAAAATCTGCCACACCCATCTCTTCAAGATCTTGGTTATGTAATGGCTAATATCGAAGTTATTCATAATAACGCATACGAAAGACTTATTAGCATCCTTGATTTAGAAGACGTTTTTGATGAAAACCTTAAACTTGAATGGATTCAAGGAAGAGTAAAATACCTAAAAAAGTATACCCATAAATTTTATAAAGACTCTAAGAAACAATATCTTTATGCTTTGATTCTATTTACGTTATTTGTTGAAAATGTTTCTTTGTTTTCACAGTTCTACGTTATTAACTGGTTTGCGAGATTTAAAAATGTTCTGAAGGACACAGATCAACAGGTAAAATATACTCGCAACGAAGAGAATATTCATGCTTTAGTTGGTATTAAAATTATTAATACTATCCGTGACGAACATCCAGAGCTTTTTGATGAAGAACTCCAGGAAAGGATTCTACACGAAGCTGAAGAAGCTTTTAAATCAGAATCAAAAATTGTTGATTGGATGATTAACGAAATTAATCAAGACGGATTATCCGCAGATATCTTAAAAGAATTTATTAAAAATAGAATTAATGAATCTTTATCTCAAATTAATTTTCCAAAAGTATTTAAAATTGATCAAAATCTTATATCATCTACAACATGGTTTGATGAAGAACTTTTAGGCAACAACATGACTGATTTCTTTCACTCAAGACCAGTGGAATACAGCAAGAAGAATCAATCATTCAGTGAAGACGATTTGTTTTAATTTATGAAGAGCGAAATATATTGGTTAAATAAAGATTCAAGAAAGTTTCTTGAAAGAGGTTATCTACTTGAAGGTGAAACCCCAGAGCAGAGAATTAAAGATGTAGCTGATAAAGCACAATATTTATTGGGTGACATGCATGGATTTTCAGATAAGTTCTATGATTATATGGCCAAAGGTTTTTACTCTTTATCAAGTCCAATCTGGAGTAACTTTGGCCGTGAAAGAGGTTTGCCAATTTCTTGTTTTGGCAGTTTTATCGCTGATGAAATGTCTTCTATTCTTGAAAAGATAGCGGAAGTGGGTCAAATGACTAAATGCGGAGGTGGAACAAGTGCATATTTTGGAGCATTACGTGGCAGAGGCGCAGAGATTTCATCTGGTGGCAAGTCTACTGGTTCAGTTCACTTCATGGAGCTTTATGATAAGTTAATGAATGTTGTTTCTCAAGGAAATGTTCGTAGAGGTTCTTTTGCCGCATATCTTCCAATTGATCATCCAGATATTGAAGAGTTTCTTAAAATTCGTGGTGAAGGTCATGAAATTCAAGAGATGTCAATCGGGGTTTGTGTTTCTGATGAATGGATGAATAAAATGATCAATGGAGATAAAGAGGCTCGTAAAATATGGGGTCTTGTTATTAAAAAGCGTTTTGAGTCTGGATATCCTTATATCTTTTTCTCTGATAACGCTAACAACCAAGCTCCACAAATGTATAAAGATCAAGGATTAAAAATTAATAATTCAAATCTTTGCAATGAAATTATGCTTTCCAATTCAGAAGATGAATCATTTGTTTGTAATCTTTCATCACTTAATCTTGAAAAATGGGATGAGATTGCTGAAACAGATGCGGTCGAAACTCTTGTTTACTTCCTTGATGCAGTAATGTCTGAATTTATTCTTAAAACTGGATCTGGATTAAATACAGATAAATTTATGCGAGCGCCTCGTAAATTTGCTATTAATCAACGCGCTCTTGGCGTTGGTGTTCTTGGGTGGCATTCACTACTTCAATCAAAATTGATTTCATTTGAATCAATTGATGCTAAATTACTTAATAGTCAAATTTGGAAAACTATTAGAGAAAGATCTGATAAAGCTACATCTGAACTTGCAGATATCTTTGGAGAGCCATTTATGTTAAAGGGATATAGTCGTCGTAATTCAACCACTCTTGCAGTAGCACCTACTACCAGCAGTTCATTTATTCTTGGTCAAGTATCACCATCTATTGAACCACTAAATAGTAATTACTTTGTTAAAGATCTTGCTAAAGGTAAGTTTACATATCGTAATCCATATCTTGAGAAGCTTCTTAAAGAAAAGGGTAAAAATGATCAAGATACATGGAAAGATATTCTTACCCATGGTGGATCTGTTCAACATTTAGATTTTCTTACTACAGAAGAAAAAAATATTTTTAAAACTTTTGGAGAAATCTCACAAAAAGAAATTGTAATACAGGCCGCACAAAGACAAAAGTATATTGATCAAGGACAATCTCTTAATTTAATGATTCCGCCAAACACAAAACCTAAAGAGGTTAATGAATTAATGATCTTTGCTTGGGAGCAAGGAATTAAAGGATTATATTATCAACGCTCAAGCAATCCAGCTCAAGAGCTTAGTAGATCAATCTTATCATGTTCAACATGTGAATCTTAATTTCCCAAAATTAATTTTTGCTTGTATATACATAAGCAATGATTTTTCTACCTACAGACTCTGAAGTAAAAGAATCTAATGTTTTTTTTGACGAAAACCAAGGAGAAAAAATAGAAGATGAAACTTTGAATTTTATAATTGGTAGAATTAAAAAAGAATTCTTTGATCAAGAAACTGAAAAAGAACTCTTTTTATAAAAAATTTTTACTGCATACCTAAATGGGTGCATTAAAAAAACAAACTAACTAAAAAGTAGTATGACTATGACATTAAAATACAATAACCTATCGTCCCCCTTTATTTTTGAAGGGGATATTTTCAAGAAAATGTTTAATTATCTTGAAACAAATCATGAAAATGATATTTGGACCTCTGATCCTTATGATATCTATAAGGATAAAGATGGAAATATTATTCTTGAATTCGCCCTAGTTGGGCTAGAACAAGAAGATATCAAAGTATTTGTTTCTGGACAAACATTAAAAGTTGAAGCATTAGCAAAAGAAAAAACCAACAAGGGTGAGGTTTATCATCAAAAAATATCTCGCCGTAGCATTAAAAAGCAATTTACTTTGCATGATAATGTTGATAAAGATGCAATTGACGCATCATATAAAAATGGTTTACTTTCTATTAAAATACCTCTTGAAAAAGAACAAAAAAGAGATATAACTATAAAAGTTAAGTAGTCCTTATTCAATAAATTTGAATCTCTAGGCTTCTAACTTAGAGATTTTTTTATGAATATATTACAAATAGGATGCCATCACGGAAACGACGAAGTTTTTAAATTTATTGAAAACAATAAAAATTTAATTAAAAAAATTATTTTGATTGATGCCAATCAAAAAAGTTTAGAATTAGCACGAAGTACATATAAAAATATTGAAAACGTAGAATTTTTTAATTATGCGGTTTTGCCAATTGACATTGGAAAAACAAAAATAAATCTTTATCTTCCAGCAGAAGATGAAACTTCCGCTTGGACATGTATAAATTCGGAATTTGTTTCCGCACACGCGCATCATAATAATTTAGTTTCCATAGAATCACCGACAATAAGCTTATCGAAATTACTTATCAATCATTCAGATACAACTAATCTTTTTATAGATACAGAGGGCTTAGATGTTTTAAATTTATTTAGCGTTAATTTCGATCAATTCCCCTCTCTTAAAGAAGTTACATTTGAATTCATCCATTCTGATGGAATTGTAAGATCAGGGAACAGATTGAATGCATTATTGATGTATTTAGCTAGATTTGGGTTTTCCTTCTCTGAGGAGGGATACAATATAATTGCTATTAGATCATAATTTATGATAGAGTATTTAATATTAGACTATGAAAGAGAAGAAGAATCTACTCTTCTTTTAAATAGCATAAAACAATATAGCAATTTTCCACATTGTGTAACTTTTCTTTCAAATGGTGGTCGTCATGATTACGCAATTAAATTAAAAGAACAAGGGCTAATTAATAAGTTAATTTTAAATGATGTAAATGTTGGATGTGGAGCAGGAACAATTCAATTATTTGCTCAATGTCAAAGTAAATATGCTTTTTATATTCAGTCAGATCATATTTTAGCCGCAGAACTAAATAATGAACATATTGAAATTTTTATTGATTTAATAGAAGAGAAAGGATTTTCTTATGTTGATTTAGCGGGAGATCAATGTCATGGTAAATATTCTGAAAGAGCGCAATTTATTTCTGTTGAATTTTATAATTCAATACCAAAATCAATTGGAGGTCCAGGGCCATGGCATAAAATTAAATGGACCGAAGAATGTATACAAAATTATATCATTGAAAATAAATTAACTTACCAAAGTGTTTATTTTAATTCTACAATACCAATATTTTTAAATAACGGGAAATGGAGTCATAGGAGCAATCCTGATGGAAGTATGTGGAAACACAGAACAGATACAAAAGAGTTGTGGATGATAAAAAAACCAACTGAAAAATTTGATTTTCCATATTTTAATGATGAAGAATGGGAGCTTGTACTAAATAATGGTTGGATTGATGGAGAAATACCAGAAAAAGAAAAAAAACATAGCTTTACTTATTGGCAATAAAATTTTTTAAATAAAAAATAGAAAACATTTATTTTATTTAATAAAATAGTCCAAATGCAAAACAAACTATGGCTTACTGGATTAACATCTAGTGGAAATTTAGAAAATTTAAATTTTGAATTATTTAGAACTTCAGCGTGGGGCGTTTTTATAAAAAGATTAAAAGATGAAAAAAATATTTATAGACTGTGGCGCTCATTGTGGCGAATCAATTTTAAGAGCAAAAAAACAATTTGGAGAAGATATCGAAGTAATATCTTTTGAACCAATTCCATATTTTGCAAAAGAAATAACGAAAATACATGAAAATGATAATACGGTAAGTATTCATAATTGTGCTGTATGGATAGAAAATGGAGAAAAAACATTTAATTTATCACCAGATACAACAGATGGATCTTCATTATTAGAATATCATGATCAAAAAAAATCTATTAAAGTTAAAACAATAGATCTTTCTTCTTGGATTAAATCAAATTTTAATCCTTCTGATTATATAATTTTAAAATTAGATATCGAGGGAGCAGAATATGCAATATTAAATAAATTAATAGAAGATGATGTCGTATCAATGATTAATGAATTCTGGGGAGAATGGCATGAGAATCGAATACTAGATCAGGAAACTAAAAACTTCAGTTTAAATGTTTACGAATATTTTGAAAAAAATAATATTATATTTAATAATTGGGATGAACATATACTGAACTATGGAAAAGCTGATGAAAAAACTGCATATAGACCATTTAGCTTAGAAGATGTTATAAATAAAGACAACTCTTTAATAGAATTAAAAAAAGAAAAACTTTGGCTAACTGGATTAACATCTGAAGGAAATTCAGATCAATTAAAAGAATTAATTGACCCAATTAAAAATGATTTTGATGGATTAATTTGGACGTTTCATTACCCCAAAGATGAAGGTTCTGAATATCTAGAATCAGTAAAGGGAGATGGAGAAATAATATATACAAAATGGTGCAATAGATTACATTTTAGCAGGAATCATTGTTTATTTCAAGGTCCAATGAGAGTAGGAGATTGGTTTGTTGTTATAGATACTCTAGAAAAATTATCTTCAGAATTTACATCTTCATTAAGAAACCTAACTAAAATATTAAATAATAATCATATTGATGGAGTTTATTTATGGGGCAAAAGATTTATGTTTAGGCTTAATGAACATAGTGAATTTGTTGGAAATCCACATGAAGGAATTAAAGGTTCTCAAAAACCTATTGAATTAACTCAAACAGAATTTTGGAAAGATTCATATTTTGAAAATTTACGTCCTAAATTAAGAGAATCTCTACATTGGGTTAATGCATTTATGAAATATTATTTGTTTCCACAAAGCAATCATTTAGTTTTGCATTTTGAACATGATGCTGATTTTATAAATCAAAGATATGAAATTAGATATAAATTTTTTAATGAAATTCATTCTTTAGGATATGATCCACTTAATATTAAATCAGTAATAAAATGCATTAATGAAATAGGATTAACAAATACATTAAAAGAATGTATTAATAGCGAAAAAATACTCAACGACTGGTATAGATATGAATTTCTTGGCGCAAGAGATCAAATAGACAAACATGACTTTTCTTTAATTATAAAAATATGAAAATTAGCGTATATTCAACAGCATTCAACATTATTGGCAAAGGATTTAATTTTGAAGATGCATTAGATAATTGGTTTTACTATGCAGATGAAGTTTCGATTTCTGTAAATAAGAGTAATGATGAAACATTTTTAAAAATCAAAAATTACGCCGAATCAAAACAATATAATCTTTTAATTGAAGAAACAAACTTCGATTATTCAGACCCATTTTTTTATGGAAAATTAGAAAATTCAGCATTGCAAAGATGCACTGGAGATATTCTTTTTCAACAAAATTTAGATGAAAGAATTGGAGGCAATATAGATATACTAAAACAATTATGTGCAAACTTGTTAAATCAAAATGATTATTTTTCATTTTTTGTTCCTGTAATTAATCTCCATACTGATTACTATAATTATATTGATATTGGTCAAAAATGGTATATTCATAAGAGAGGAGCTAATAGAGGTCCAGTAAATTTTGGACTAAAAGAAAACGGCTTGCCTGATTACAATAAAACAAGTACCGATGAATTGATAGATAAAGATGGAAATCTTTTGCCGACTTTTCCACTTAATAAAATTAAAGATAATTTAGATGGATTAAATTACTTTAAAAGTGGTTTACCATTTACATATCATTTAGGATATGTGGATCTTAATGAAAGAGTTAAGAGGAATGAATTTTGGAAAAACTTTTGGGAAAAGGCAACAGGAGGAGACTCAAATACTCATTCTTTGAATATACAAGATTATACATCAAAGTCTGTATCTCCACATAATCTTCAACTTTGGAATAAAATATGCAAATAAATATAATAAATAAAATTAAAGTTGCAATACACGATGCAGATAACAATGTCTCTCAACTACCTATAGAAATTTTTAAGAAAGAAGGCGCTTCTGGGTCAAAAGGTAGATGCTTGCATCATAATTTATCAAAAATTTTTAATGAAGACCTTTCTTATTTAGAAATTGGAACTCAAAGAGGTCTTTCTTTTTGTAATGCTTTATATGGAATAAATTACAAATATGCGTGTGTTATAGATAACTGGATAGAAGGAGACTTTAGAAAAGATTTTAATATAAATATATCAAATTTTTTAAATAATAAAAAATTTGATTTATACGATCAAGATTGTTGGTCTATAGATTTAAAAAATCAAATTAAACAAAAAATAAATTTTTATTTTTATGATGGTGATCATTCTTATGAATCTCATGAAAGAGCTTATACTTATTACAATGATATATTTGCAGATGAATTTTTAACAATAATTGATGATTGGAATTGCCCAAATATTAGAGAGGCAACGCAAAACGCTTTTAAAAAATTAAATTATAAAATTCTTTTTGAAAAAAATTTATTTACAGAAAATTTAAATAATGTTCGTGGTTGGGGATCAGGAAATCCTGATACTTGGTGGAATGGATTATATGTAGCTTATATTAAAAAATGAAAATAGGTCTTCTTTGCAACTTCTATGGTTTCCCACAATATACTGATAAAGTATTATCTGCTTGGAAAAATATTAAAGAAATTTCATGTACAGCAGTATCAAGTTATAAATATCAAGATTATGCTGAATGTGGTTGGGATGTTGATGACACAGAAACTCCAATACAATTATTGACAGAGCATAGAGATTTTATTGATTATATTTGTTTGGGAAAACAATCTAATGATTCATTTTCAAGAAATTCTCCTTTAAATCATTTATTAACTCATGACATAGATTATATATGGTTACTTGATCAAGATGAAATATATTCTGAAGAAGAAATTAATAATGTAATTGAGTTTATTAAAAATAATCAAAATTACTGCACATATAAAATAAATTTTAAAAATTTTGTTTTTTCAGAAAAAACATATATAGAAGGATTCAATCCTCCTAGAATATTTGCTGTTAATGCTAATGGTAAAAAAACAATAAGCCATTTTTATTATGAAAATGATATAGCATATAATATTAATAATCAATTAATAGACTATAAACAACTTCCAATTTTAGAAATACCAAAAGAAATATGTAATCCAATACATTATTCTTGGTGTGGAGATTCAGAATTTCTTAAAGCAAAAGTTAACTATCAACTTAAAAGATATAATGGCATTTGTTCTTACAAATGGAATGAAAAAGAAAATCAACTTGAATTTAATCAAGAATTCTATAAAATGACATGCACGGAAATTCCAAAAATTCATGATATTCTTTGATTCAAGAGAACCAAATAAATATAATTTTTTAAAAAAAATAATATATCCATATCTAAGTGATTTTACTAAAAAAAGATACGGTGGATCAAAAGATGGAAGTTATGTTTTTTTACAAGAATTATTTGATAAGTCAAATATAGTTTATTCGTATGGTATTGGATCTGATCCACAAGGATTGCGTTTTGATTTAGATTGCGCTGATCAAAATAAAAATGTTTATATGTATGATGGATCAATAAATAATCCACCAGTAAATCATCCAAATTTTATTTTTAAGTCAGAATTTTTATTTAAAAGTTTAATCAAAAATCACATCAAAGAAAATAATCATGAAAATGAAAAAAACATGATTTTAAAAATGGATATTGAAGGTTATGAATATGAAGTCATTAATAATGATATTGATTTTATAAGCAAGCACTTTGATCAAATTTCAATTGAAATTCATGGACTTATTGAAGAGATTCCTGAAAAATGGACCATAGAAGAACCAATTTCATCCATAAAAAAAGATAAACATATAAAACAAGAATTCTTTAAAAATATTTGCCAATATTATAATATTATTCATATTCATGCAAATAATCATTCTCCGAGATATGTAGATTTTCCAGATTCTTTAGAGATCACTTTTTTAAGAAAAGATTACACCTTAACTAATTTAGATAAAAATCAATATCCAATTGAAAAATTAGATTTTCCAAACTATGAAGGAAGAGAAGACTATGTTTTAAACTGGTGGATTTAATAAAAATAATTATGAAAAAAATTGCTTTTTGCATATCTGGTCACTTAAGAAAATTTGATGAAATTCATGAAAATTTTTTAGAATTTAAAAAACATTTAGAAAAAATTGGTAATGTAGATATATTTATCTCTACATGGGATGAAATTGATAATTATAAATATTGCTGTTCTGCTCATTCTAGATCAGAAATAAAAAATAAAAAAATTAATTTAGATTTAATAAAGAATACTTATAATCCACTAGCCTTAAGTATTTTTTCTTATAATCAAATTGAAAATTATTTAATAAATAATCCATTTAAAGCTGATGCGAATTATGATTTTTTTGGAGATAAATATTCTCATAAGAATATACCTCACAATATGAGAGCTTTATTTTTATTAAATGAATGTTGCAATCTTAAAAAAAATACTGAAATTGCTAATAATTTTACATATGATATAGTATTTAGAATTAGACCAGATTTTCTTTTTGATAAAAATGAATATTCAAAATTTAATTACGAAAATATAGAAGATTATTTTTATGCAGCGGGACAAGATGATTGTGATATAAGTGACATATTTGGATTTTCAAATTCACATATATATGATAAATACTGCAAAACATTTTTTAATTTAAAAAATATAAGTGAAACATTTCAAAGTTTTAATGAGCAAACAGCTTGGGGGTCTATTTTAGTTCATCCAGAAATAATAATTCATAGAAATAGCATATTAGAAAAATTTGAATTTCAATTAATCAATTATTTTGGTTCATTATCAAGAGACGTTTAAATTTATTATAAAATAAAATGAAAAAATTAATTTTATTTGACCTTGACGGAGTATTAGTTGATGCAAAAAAAATACATTTTGAATCTTTAAACAAAGCTCTTTTAAAAATTGGAGAGAAATATGTGATTTCAGAATCGGAACATCTATCTATTTTTGATGGATTAAAGACTTATGAAAAGCTACAAATTCTGACAAACATAAAAAATTTGGATAAAAAACATTACGAATCAATATGGAACGATAAACAAAATTTTACTTTGAATGAAATATATAAACTAAAATTAGATCAAAATTTAATTAATTTATTTAAATTTTTAAAAAATAACAATTATAAAGTTGGTTGTTGTTCAAATTCAATTAAAAAATCTGTAGTTTCTATGTTATCTAAAATAGGCATAATTAATTATATGGATTTAATACTATCAAATGAAGATGTTAAAAATCCAAAACCACATCCTGAGATATATTGGAAGGCAATGTCTGAATTTGGTTTATGTCCAGAAGATACTTTAATTGTTGAGGATTCTCCATATGGTTTATTAGCCGCCCAGAGATCTGGAGCTTCAGCCATGAGAGTAAAAAACCCTAAAGATTTAACGCTTGAAAAAATTCAAAACTTCCTATATAATAACCCAAATAAAATGAATACTACGTGGCAAGATAAAAATTTAAATGTATTAATACCAATGGCTGGTGCTGGTAGTCGTTTCGAAAAAGCTGGATACACGTTTCCGAAACCTCTTATTGATATTAATGGGTCTCCAATGATTCAGGTTGTGGTTAATAATTTAAATTTTGATGCAAATCATATTTTTATTGCCCGACATGAGCATCGTGAAAAATATAATTTGAAATCACTTCTTTCACTAGTATCTAAAAACTGCCACATTGTTGATGTTGATGCTTTGACAGAGGGAGCGTGTTGCACAACCCTTTTGGCAAAAGATTTAATTAATAATGACAATCCACTGATTATAGCCAATTCTGATCAATATGTAGAATGGAATACTAGTGAATTCATGTATAAAATGCAAGAGCAAGATGTTGATGCTGGAATGGTAACTTTTAAATCAACACATCCCAAATGGTCTTTTGCAAAAATTAATGATGATGGCTATGTTACAGAAGTAGCAGAAAAAAATCCAATTAGCGATATTGCCACAGCTGGTATTTATTATTGGAAGCGAGGTCGTGATTACGTCAAGTATGCAGAACAAATGATTTCTAAAAATATTAGATTTAATAATGAGTTTTATGTATGTCCAGTATTTAATGAAGCAATTTGCGATGGCAAAAAAATTAAAACATACGACATTGAGGGAATGTGGGGAATTGGAACTCCAGAAGATTTAAATTATTTTTTAAAAAATAAATTATGAAAAAAAATAATAATCACTGGTGTAACAGGTCAAGATGGTAGCTTTATGATTAATTTTTATTAAAAACATATAAAAAATTTTATTAAACAACATGATCTATGTGTAATTAAATAGAATGAGCAAAACAATAGAATTAAATGTTGATAAAGTTTTCGGTGGCTTGAAATTACTATGCAGATCGGAGAGAAAAGAAAAAAGAATTTTTGCTAAATGTGAATGCATTCATTGTGGCAGCACTACTCATGTGGAATTATGGAATTTAATTGGCGAGCATTATAAAAGCTGTGGATGCCTGAAACATGCTTTTAATACAAAAAGTCCTAGATGGAAGGGGTTCGGAGAAATTAGTCAAACTCATTTCAATAGAATAAAACTTGGAGCTAAAAAAAGAAACTTAGATTTTAACTTAAATATTGAAGACATTTGGAATTTATTTTTAAAGCAAAATAGAAAATGCGCTATTTCTGGGCTTGATCTCAGATTTCCAAATAGCCGTATAGATTACAAATCAACTGCATCTTTAGATAGAATCAATCCTAAAAAATCTTATACTATTGATAATGTTCAATGGCTGCATGTTGATGTCAATTACGCAAAACAGTCAATGGACAATATCGAATTTTTAAACTTAATTAAACAAATATACAATTTTCAATATGAATAAAACAGCAATAGTCACAGGCGTTACGGGACAAATGGGTTCTTTTTTTGCGGAATTCCTTTTGTCGCAAGGAATTACCGTTATAGGTGTTACTAGGAGACTCAGCGTTCCTAATGAAGAAAACATCAAAAAGATCAAAGATAATAAAAAAATTATCTTCGAACTAATGGATCTCGGAGACAGTCACTCCATAAATAATATTGTAGAAAAATATAAACCAGATTACTTTATTAATTGCGCTGCTAATAGTTTCGTGGGAACAAGTTGGGATTGTCCAGAGCAACATTTTGAGTATAATTGCTTGGGTGTTTTGAGACAGCTGGAAGCCATACGCAAACATTCTCCATCTACTCGTTATGTTAATTTTGGGTCTTCCGAAGAGTTCGGAGATGTTGTGACTATACCGCAAAATGAAGAGCATCCCGCTCGCGCACGAAGTCCATACGGAGCATCTAAGATTGCTGCAAGACAAATTATCAAAGTTTATAGAGAAAGCTACAATCTTTTTGCTCTTCAGTGTTGGTGTTTTAATTATGAATCAGAACGAAGAGGCGAAGAGTTTGTAACTCGTAAAATTACAAAAGGCGTTGCTAGAATCAAAAAAGCAATTGAAAATAAAACTTCATTTGATCCAATTTGCTTGGGTAATATTAATTCCGCTAGAGACTGGAGTTACTGTCCTGATTTCGTAGAGGGTGTATGGTTAATGTTAAATCAAGACGAACCTAAAGAATATGTGCTATCCTCTAATGAAACTCACACAATAAAAGAATTTGTGGAGTTAGCTTTTAAGGCTGCTGGCATTGATGGTATTTGGGTTGGCGAAAACTTAGATACTTTATATTTACTGCCAAATTACTTAAATGATTTTGCAGGTGTTCCAGAATTAAAATTAGTTCAAATTGATCAAAAATTTTATCGCCCCGCAGAAGTTGATTTGCTTTTAGGGGATTCCACGAAAGCTCGGAAAGAATTAAAATGGATGCCCAAAACGTCTTTTGATAAATTGGTTAGAAAAATGGTTGACAATGACATTAATCTCTATTATAAAGAGTTTAATGGCGCAAAGTAAAAAAACAGCTAAGCCCAAAAAAGCTCCTAAACCCTTTTTTAAGGAGAGAAAGGAATTTGTTAAAAGATTGCTGGATAATAAAAAATCCAGCAATATTGCTTTAGATATGAAAATTGCCACTCAAATCTTTGAAAGATTTGACAATGATGTTGATTTCCTTTCAAAGGTTAAACCATTATTTAAAATGGAGGCAAGTATAAAATGGTTTCTTACTAAAGATGGCGTTAAATTTCTTGATTTAAAATATAAGGAATTTAAATATAAGCCTAAAAAAATTGAAAGTGCAATAGACTTGGGTGAGAAAGTTGGAGATGATGTTATACAAAATAAAAAAAGAACAATAAGACAATTTTTAGATAATGAGTAAAATAAACACAATAGACTACACGAAAGAATTCCTTAAAAGCAACAAGGAATTTCATTATAATTTAGAAAATACCGCAGAAGACTATTTAGTCTCAAGTGGTAGTATGATTTTAGACTCTTATCTTGGAGGGGGGTTTGGAAGTGGAATGCATAGATTTATTGGAGCAAACGAAGGCGGCAAAACAAATGAAGCTCTTCATGTCATGCTTAATATGTTAAAAAGTGTTGGTGATTCAAAAGGTCTTTACATTAAAGCAGAAGGCAGACTTTCAAAAGATGTCCGTGAAAGATCTGGTCTTAATTTTGTTTTTAATGCTGAAGAATGGGTTATCGGCACATGTTTGGTGTTTGAGTGCAATGTGTACGATACTGTTTTTGATTTTTTAAGAGGTTTGCTTAGGAATAATCCAGATAAAGAAAAGTTTTGTATTGTTGTAGATAGCATGGATGGCTTACTTCCAAAAGCGGAATTAGAAAAATCCACAAGTGAAGCCGCAAAGGTTGCCGCTGGCGCATTAATGAGTTCAGATTTTCTTAAAAGAGTTAGTCTTGGAATGTCAAAATTTGGGCATATGTGTATCATGATCTCTCAAGTTAGAGCAAAGGTTGACATTAATCCTTATGCTAAAGGAGATCCAAATAACCAAACAAACTCAAGTGGTGGGAATGCATTATTGCATTATCCAGATTGGATTCTTGAATTTCAAAAACAAAACAAATCAGACAAAATTCTTGAAAAACCAAATCAACAAATTGGAGTCGATAATAAAATTTTTGGCCATATGGCGAAAATTCTTATCTGCAAATCGACAAATGAATCAACTGGTCAGGTGGTAAAATACCCCATTAAACATGGTCGCTCAAATGGTAAGTCTATTTGGGTTGAGAGAGAGGTTGTCGAAATGATGACAATGTGGGGGTTAGTAGAAAAATCTGGATCTTGGTTTGCTATTGACCCCGAAGTTAAAACTTATTTGGAATCACAAAATTTATCAATTAAAGATAAATTTCAAGGAATGCAATCTATTTACGATTTTCTTGAAGAAAATGAAGAAGTAACAATTGCATTGGCAAAGTTTGTTAAAGATAATTTTCTATCAAAATGATATTTTTATCGACATCAGGTAAATCAGTAAAATTAAAAAACTCAACTCGTTATTTAATAAAGTGGAATAGTACATGTAAAAGTAAAATTCAAAAAAGAGTTAAAGATTTATTAAAAAAATACTGGATTGCAGATATTGTTTTTGAAGAAATGCCAGTTATTAGCACAAGATTAACAATTGATTTTTATAATGCAAATAAAAAAATTGCTATTGAAGTAGACGGAAATCAACATTATAAATTTAATAAATTTTTTCACTCAAATTCAAGACAAAATTTTTTAGCCCAATTACAAAGAGATGAAAAAAAGGAACTTTTTTGCGATGTCAACAATATTAAGCTTGTAAGAATATTGGAATCGGATAAACTAGACGAGGAACTCTTAAAGAATTTAGAAATCTTATGAAGGAAAATGAACCATTTACATTACCAGAATCAATAGTCCATAAACTTTATGATCTTACAGGTACATCATCATCTGGAACAAAAGGCTTTATTCTTGCTTATGTTAATTCAGATGGCATTCCATCTATTTTAAATAAATTTGATAACATGTGTGTAAACATGGCTCTTAAGAAAACAATTGAACTTTTTATTGAAGACAACGAAGATAATATATCACTATGATTTTTTCATACGAATTAGAAAAAAAAGTATTAAGCGGAATTATTCAACATCCTAAAAAATGGGCTGAAGTATCATCATTTTTAAAGGACAATGATTTTTATACCGAAAGCTCTAAGGTAAATATATCCATATTTAAGTTGCTTAAAAACGCATTGGACAATGCAGAACTGATTGATGAAACCATTCTCATTCAAAGAATAAATCAACTAAAGGTTAGTTTTCCAGATAGTATAGATGTTTCGGAATACATTTATTCTCTTGCCTTTTTTAAAATTAGCGAAGACGTTTTTGAATCATCAGTTCGTGAATTAAAGAAATTTACAGCCAGAAGAGAAATTTATGCAACATGCAAAGATGTGGCATCTTTTGTCAAGAATATAGATCCAAGTTTAAAATATAGCGAAATTGTAGAAAAGGCAGACCAAATCTACAATAAGAGTATAAAAGATTTTGAAATAAATGAATCTGGCCCAATTAATCTTTTCGAGATTATGGAAGAGGTTGTCGAAGAACGTGGTAACAATCCAGTTGATACATTTGGACTTATGGGTCCACACGATAAAATTAACGATATGTATGGATCTTTATTATTGCCTGGAAACATAACTGTTATTGTCGCTCGATCTGGAGTTGGTAAGACGCAATTTTGTATGGATTACACAACAAAGGTATCTGCAATGCATGATGTTCCAGTTCTTCATTTTGACAATGGAGAAATGAGTGAAGAAGAATTGATCTTTCGTCAATGTTCGGCAATGACTGGAATACCAGTCTGGCTTTTGCAAACAGGTAAATGGAGAACATCTTCTTATAAAGGAATGACTCCTGAACAGGTTGTGGCGAAAGTGAGGTCTACTTTTAAAACAATTAAGAATATGGAATTTTATTACGAGAATGTTGCTGGTATGAGTCCAGATGAAATGGCATCTCTTTTGAAAAGATTCTATTATTCTAAGATAGGTAGAGGTAATCCATTGATTTTTAGTTTTGATTATATCAAAAGTGATTTCGGATCTATTGGTAAAGTCGATGGATGGCAACAAGTTTCTTATATGGTTCATAAGTTTAAACAAACTATTCATAGGGATCTTTGTTTTGATGGCAAACCATGCGTTTCAATGATAACATCTGTTCAATCAAATAGACTTGGAATCACAAACAACAGAAGTGCTGATTCAATTGTCGATGACGAAAGCGTTGTTTCTCTCTCTGATGGAATTACTCAATTTTGCTCTCATCTTTTCTTATTGCGTAAAAAGATTGCTGAAGAAATTCATTCTGAGGGAAATAGATTTGGCTCTCACAAATTAGTCAATCTTAAAGCAAGGCATCTTGGCAAAGATCCATTAAGAGCAATCAATCCAGTTGAAATGCCAGATGGAAGTAAAAAATCTAATTTCATTAATCTTGAATTTGAAAACTTCTGCATCACAGAAAAAGGCGACTTGAATGACATTGTTCGTTCTATGAATAATGAAGACGTTCATCTTGAAGAAGATGACGAAGATAACTCCATTCCAATGATTTTTTCACAATGAGTAAGTATAGAGAAATTTTAGAAAGCCTAGGATATAATCTAAAAGACCATGGTCAATATTGGAGGACAAATGCTGTATATAGATCTGGAGATAACACTACGGCACTTCAAATTTACAAGGACACTGGAGTATGGAAAGACTATGTAGAGGACAGTACTTTTATGCCATTTGAGGCGTTGTTGTCTCGTACATTAAATACAAATGATAATAATATAATTAAGAGTTATTTGAAAGACATACAAAAGGGTGTAAATGTAATTAAAGAAAAAAAGTTATTGAAAGAGGAAAAAACATATCCAACAGCATCTCTACAAAGACTTTTGCCGCATTATGATTTTTATCTAGAGAAGAACATCTCAATTGAAACTCTTAAAAAATATCAATGTGGTTTTTCTACATCTGGTAAAATGTATCAAAGAACGATATTCCCAATTTTTAATAAGGATAAAAGGATACATGGTTTTTCTGGCAGAAGAATTGATCTAGATGAAAACAAACCTAAATGGCTTCATATTGGAAGAGTCGCTGACTGGTTTTATCCATTTTATTCAGTTGATGAATGTGAAACCTCAATCTTTGGTTCCGAGAAAGTTTTTATTGTAGAATCAATTGGTGATTCTTTGTCGCTTTTTGACAAAGGTGTCAAAAATAATTTAGTTAGTTTCGGCCTAAACATTTCATCCAAATTCATATCTAAACTTAGCTTAATGCCAGTTAAAAAAATTATTGTTTGTTTTAACAATGATTATCTTTCTGATAGGAATCGTGGTTTTGAAGGTGCAATTAAGTCTGTATTTAAACTTATTGACACAATAGACTTTAAACATGTTTATTTTATACCACCCGATTTAAATGATTTTGGGCAAATGTCAAAAGATGATTTAGAGATTTATCTTAAAAAAGTCGATGATATGAGCCATAAAGAATCTATTGAAATGGTTGTTTCAATAGCGGAAAAAATGGAGTCTACATTAAAAACAAATAAATCTTTTTCTGATTCTCTTAAAAAACTTAAAAAACTTTATAAATTTAACTATGAGTGAATTAGCAAATAAACCTCTTTCAGCATCAAGAATTAAAACCTTGCAAACATGTTCTTGGCAGTATTGGTGCAAATATCATTTAAAACTTCCAGACACAACAAACGAAGGAAGTTTGAGGGGCAGCATCTGTCACGCCGTTTTTGAGGTTCTTGGTGATCCAAGACACAAGCATCATTATGATGCCTTGGTTAAGAGCCAAGATATAACATCATCCAAACCAATTAATCGTATGGTTAAGTCTTTTGCAAAAAAGAATAAAATTGATGATTTTGATAATCTTGAATTAATCAATCAAATGATTATGGAAGGTCTTAATTATGATTTTTTTGGTAATAAATACGGCAAACCAGCCGAGTCTATCAGTGAAAAAGATTTTGACATAGAAGTAAAGGACAATCAAAAGAATTATAGAATTCTTGGTTTTATAGATAAGTTGTTTCTATTCAAGAAAAAGAGAACAGCTTTAATAAGAGATTTTAAAACATCTAAACAAATTTTTAGCGGACAAGAAGTGGAAGATAATATGCAAAATTTAATGTATTGTCTTGCGGTTAAATATCTATATCCAGATTATCTAAAAAGAGATATGGAGTTTTTGTTTTTAAAATTTGACTGCAAAAACGAAGGTCTTCTAGAAATGAGTGAAGTATCAGAAGATGAACTAGAAGGCTTTGAATATTTTTTGACGCAAATTCAATCAATAATTAATAATTTTAATGAAAAATCTGCAATTGATGGTCTTGCATATAACAAAGGATTTCCTTCTAAAGAAGAAGGTTTTAGTGGAAGAATTGTATGTGGAAGAGCTGAACATAAGGGTCAATTAAAAAAAGATGGAACTTTGATGTGGCATTGCCCATTTAAATTTCCATTTGATTATTTTGTATTATTGGATGAAGATAAAAATATTATTTCTTCTTCTTACGATAAACAAGAACTAGATAAAAAAAGAAAAAATGGAGTTGGTTTTTTTATAGAAAAAAGAAAATATTCTGGATGTCCAGCTTTTAGATTTGACAATATTAATGAATTGTTATAAACTTCTTTAGTGACGATACCTCTTTTCAAAACCCACTTTAGTATTGGAAAATCCATATTACGGCCAAAAGATATATTCGATATTCAATTAGAATACAATCTTAAAGAAATTGTTGTTGTTGAAGACTCCTTCTATGGATTTAGAGGTCTTAATAATCTCGCCCAACAGCTCGATATTAAACTAATCTTTGGCATAAGATTATCAGTTGTTCAAAATTCACTTTCCGAACTTCCTAGTAAATTAATATTTTTTGCAAAAAATAATAATGGCATAAACAATATAAAAGCTCTTTATTCAAAAACCTTTGAAAACAAAGAAATCGTCTTGAACTTATCTGAAGTGGAAGATTCATTTTTTAATGATATTAAAATCGCTGTCCCATTTTACGATTCTTATATTTATAATAATTTATTTTATTTTGGATTATCTCATTTAGAACTATCAAGGTTTGATCATTTTTATCTTGTTGAAGATAATCATCACCCATTTGACTTTTTTATAAAAAATCAAGTTAATAAAATTACACTGGATGGATCTAATCAACTAGTACAATCTGCAAAATCAATATATTATAAAAACAGAGATGACTTCGATGCCTTTCAAATGTACAAGGCAATTTGCAATCGTTCAAATGGAAAAAATCCATGTCATTCAAATCCAAATTTAAATCATTTTTGTTCAAATGAATTTTGTTGGCAATCATATATAGAAAATCATGCTTCCATATAATCAGAAATACATTGTATTTGATACAGAAACCGAAGGGTTAAATTTGTTTTCATCAAGACCTTGGCAACTAGCTTGGATTGTTTGTCAAGGTAATCGCGTTATTGAGAAACATGATGAATATATTTCATATCCAGATTTAAAGCTTAATGATACAGTAATTAAATTAACTGGTTTTAATTTCGACTATTACAATAAGAAAAAGAAAAACCCAAAAGAAGTATGGGAAAAATTTAAGAGTTATTTATATAACGATGATTATATAATTGTGGGACAAAATATTCTTGGCTTTGATGTTTATATGATAGCAATCCTACAAAGATTGCTTGGTGAAAAACCAGACTATTCTTATTTGAATAGGATTTATGACACAAGGTGCTTAGGAAAAGCTTTTAGAGAAAAGCTAGATAAGCCTAAATGCGATTTTTTGTCATGGCAATATAAAATAATGCATGACAGATCATTAAAATCAAAAGTGTCCCAAATACAGCAGTTGAAATTTTTTGGAATTGAATTTGATGAAAATAAATTACATGAAGCGGTTTATGATTGTGAAATGTGCTTCAAGGTATTTTTAGAAATTAAAAAAAATATGGAACTATGATTTTTAAAGACTTTTATAATTACGATAATTGTGAACCAGTAGGTGTAGATTTGCCGAAAATCTCTGTTGAAGAATCAATCTTAAAAAAGATTGATTCTTCACTTAATAATGAAAGCTCTAGCTTTGATCTACTTAAATCTCTCGTTAGAAATGCGCTAAGAGAAAAGGGTATAACTAAAAAAATAAATAAGCAAAAATATTACGATAGAGCAAAACAAGAGTTGGATACATTTGACGAACTCGGTTTTACTGATTATATTTTATTAAATTGGGATATTTTAAATTTTTGCCATACTAATAGCATACCAACTGGAGCTGGTAGAGGATCTGCCGCTGGCAGTCTTGTTTTATATTTGCTTGGCGTAACTAATATTGATCCAATACCCCATGATCTTTTCTTTGAAAGATTTGTTTCCAAATCTCGCGCACAAAAAGTTTATGATAAATCAGGTAAGGAGTATTTGGTTGGGAGTCTACTTCCAGACGTAGATTCGGACATCTCTTATGACCAAAGACAAAAAGTTATAGATTATATTGAAAAAAAACATTTTGGCAGAACAGCAAAAATTCTAACGTTTAACACCTTTAGCTCAAAGCTTTGCATTAGAGAAGCCACAAAATATTTTGATGAAGCAAAAGAGGAAGAGGCTAATGAGATTAGCGATATGATTCCCAAAGTACATGGTAAAGTTTTTAGTTTAACTAATGCTAAATCTGAAAATGAAAAATTTGATCAATGGATCAAAAAGCACAAAAAAACATTTGAGAACGCTCTTAAAATAGAGAATTTAAACAAAAATACTGGAGTGCATCCATCAGGAATTGCAATCTGTTCTCAAAAAATTAGTGACGTAGTACCTCTTCAAAAAACAAAAGATGGAGACATCGTAACTGGTTACGATATGAATGATGTGAGTGACCTTATGGTTAAGTTTGATATTCTGGGTCTTAGAACATTGACTATTGCTCATAAAACTTGCTCAAAAGTTGATATTGATATTAATGAAATTGACCCAAATGATGAATTTATTTATGAAGTTCTTCAAAATTTTAACTACCCAATGGGGTTATTCCAAATTTCCGCAGATACAAACTTTAAAGTATGTCAAGAGGTTAAGCCTGATAATTTAAATGAACTATCAGATGTAATTGCTTTAGCTAGACCTGGAGCATTACAATTTGTTTCAATTTATAAAGATCAAAAACAAAACCCAAGTCAATTAAATTTACATGATGATTTAGATAAAATTCTTTCTTGGTCAAAGAACGTTATTCTTTATCAAGAACAACTTATGCAAATTGCTAATAAAGTATTTGGATTGACTCTTGAAGAAGCTGAAGTTCTAAGAAGAATTGTTGGTAAGAAAAAAGTTGATGATATGCCAGCATGGAAAGAAAAAATTTATAAAGCTGGTGAAAAGCAAAATTTAGACGAAAAAATAAGTGACTTCTATTGGAATGCTCTTCAAGCATCTGCCGATTACTCATTCAACAAGTCTCATAGTTTTGCTTACGCAACGTTGGCGGCTAAAACTGTTTTCCTTAAACATAAATACCCCAAGGAATTTTTCGTTTCTATTCTTGAATGCGCAGAATTTGAACCAGATCCATTGGAAAACATTTCGGCCATTAGTAAGGAGTTAGTTAATTTTGGAATAAAATTATTGCCGCCATCTTTAGAACACTCTAAGATGAATTTCTCCATTGAGGGAGATAATATCCGTTATGGTTTAAATAGCATTAAAGGTGTTTCGGTAAAAGCTCTAGAAGCTTTAGTAGATTTTAGAGGATTATCGTTCAACAATAAATATGAAGTGTTTACTGCGGCAAAAAATGCTGGTATAAATATTTCAGTACTATCTGCACTCATTCAGGCTGGTACGATGTCTGACTCCTCTCCAGATAGAAGTAGACTTGTTCTTGAAGCTCAGGCATTTAATCTTTTGACAGAGCGTGAAAAACGTAACTTTGTAAAAATAGGCGATAGGTTTGGTTTCGATATTTTAACTTCTATCGCAGAAGTTGTAGAGAAAAAAATTATTGGAGATGACAACAAACTCGTAATTTCTGAAAAAAGATTCATTACTTTTAAAAATAATTTTTCAAAATATAAAGAAATTTATTCTCATAACAAAAAGCATGATAAATTTTCTAAATGGTGGTATGAAAACTATTTGCTTGGCTATAGTTATTCTCATGAATTAAAAGAATGTTTTGAAGATGAATTTGGAACTCTTGATGATATTAAAAGCATTAATGATTTTATAGATAGGAGTGAATTCAAAGTTGTTGGTCAAGTTAAGGATTCATTTACTAGAATTAGCTCAAATGGCAATAAATATATGATGATTATGTTATCGGATAACAAGGCAGATCAAAAATTCTTATTTATGGACAACAGAAGAGAAGCAAAGTTGACAAATTTTACAGAAAACAATAAAATACAAAAAGGAGATATTTTAATATTGTCTGGTACTAAAAGTTCTGATACACTATTTGTAGATAATGTTAAAATTATTGATAGTAAAATTTATATGAAATTAAGAGATGCAAAAAATGATTAAACTTCCCTTTACACCACATCTACAAGGAATAATAGAAGACTGTAAGTTATTGTCAGTTCGCTTGAATAAAAGTGGAATTGACTTAGATTTGTTTTTTTATTGTTTTATGAACAAAATGAATTTATCTTCGTTTAACATTTTTTCAAAATGTGAGATAAACACCGCTGAACTTACATCGACAGCATTATCTTTTGTTAAAAAGGGTAAAAGCAAAGTGCCATCAGACCACTTCCTTCCAGATCTAAAAAGATTTTTTATTCTAGCTGAGAACATTTGTGAAGAGCAATTAGATATTGATTACATATCTCCAGAGTCATTAATTATTTGCTTCCTTTCAGAAGAGTTTGCTCCAAAAGCAATATATAAATTTTTTGATATTAAAAGGGGTGAAGAAATATTAAACAATGAAATAATAAATGATTTATTATCAGAAACTTTAATTTTCTGCAAAGATTTTTTTATTCTTTCTAATTTTTTAGAAAACAAAGAAAATGATAAAAATGCAAATGATAAAGTGGACGATTGGATCGATATGTTTGTTGAAAACCCAATTCTTTCAAAATTTGCAGAAAATCTTAATATAAAAGCTGCAGAAGGAAAATTTGATAAAATTATTGATTTTGATAATAAGATAGATGAACTTGCTACAATTTTATGTAGAAAGAAAAAACCAAATGCTATTTTGGTTGGTCCAGCTGGAACTGGAAAAACATCCCTAGTAGAGGGTCTTGCATTAAAAATTATTAAAGGAGAAGCGCCAGAATTGCTTTCAAATAAAGTTATTTACTCAATTAACTTAGGAGCTATGGTTGCTGGAACAGAATATCGTGGTCAATTTGAAAAAAGACTTCAAGATTTTGTTGAGGAGGCAAAAAAATATAGTAATTTAATTTTATTTATTGATGAAATTCATACTTTAGTTGGCGCTGGTGGAGGCCAAAACCACTCTCTTGAAGCATCAAACATTTTAAAACCAGAACTTGCGCGTGGCACAATTAGCTGTATAGGCGCTACAACTATTATTGAATATACAAATACAATTAAAAAAGATTCTGCGCTTGACAGAAGGTTCGAAAGAGTTATTGTCAAAGAACCTTCTAAATTTCAAATGAAAGAAATCTTGCCACAAATAATTGATTATTACGCAGATTTTCATAATGTAAAATATTCAGAAGAATTTGTTGAAAATGTTATTAATTTTTGTGAAAGATTTACTCCAAATAAATTTTATCCAGACAAAGCAATTGATGTTATTGATCATTGTGGCGCTCAAGCGAAAGTGAATTTCTGGGAAGTAGACGAATCAATTAAAAGCAAACAAAGAGAAATTATTGAATATGTAGAAAAAAATGGTCATTTCAAAAAAGAAATGATAGAGGAAATGAATGAAAAAATGGAGTCTTGGGAGAAGAAGTTGGTAAAAACAGAAGCCCATGTTAAATTAGATCATCTTAAAACATTTTTTGATAAAAAAACAAATCCAATGAATCGAACTGAAAATAATAAAATTATTTTTAGTAATATCAAAAAAGATATAGCTGGGCAAAACGCCGCACTTAAAAACATGTTTAACATGTTAAGTGTTTTAAATCTTAGTTTGAGCGCTAAATCAAGTTTTAATAAACCTGATTGTTTGTTAATTTATGGACCTAAATTAGTTGGTAAAACTCTTTTTTGTCAGTTAATTAAAGATGAACTTCAAAAAATAGGAACAAATGTTATAAGTTATAATGGCATAGAATTTTCCGATTCTTTTGCGCCTTATAAAATTATTTCTGATTTAAATAATAATACATCGTTAGCTGAAAAAATCTGCATACATCCTAACAGCGTAATTATTATTGATGACTTCGATAAGGTCAATCCATCTTCTTTTGGTTTGTTTTGTCAAATATTAAAAGAGGGGCGATTGCAAATGAATAATGGAGATATCGCAGATTTTTCAAATTGCAAAATCTTCTTAACATGTGGTGGCAAAGCTAATGTAAAAACTATGGGATTCAATATTGATAAAAATCAATTTAATGAACCAACAATTGAAAAAGAAATTTTAGATTTAATAACAGAAAAAGTTCAATTTTCTTCATTAAAGAAAAAAGATCTAAGAAGAATATTGTTTAATAGATTGAAAAAAATTCAGAGCAACTTAACCATAAAAGACATAAAGTTAAATTTTAATTTTAAATTTATTAAAGAATTCATTGATAAAAATTACTCTGAAGATAACTGTATAGAAAAATTAAATTCAGCAATAGAGTCGAAATTAATTCCAGACATCTCTAGCAAAATTATCAATGGAAATACTATCTTAATTTTAAATTAAGGTAGAATTTAAACAAAAAAAAGGCTAGTCCATTGGACTAGCCTTTTTCTTTATTGCTAACCTATAATTAGCGAAGCGTAACTCGATCAACACTAGACTTTGCTACAGTTCTATCAACACGCTCATTGCGATCATAAACACGAATGTAACTATCTGTCTCCCCAATAAATTGAGCATTAATTACTCGGCCTTGGGTTGTGTAAAGACCGAAAAAACGGCCCTTTGAGTTACGAATCGCATTAAGTGCGCTAATTTGGTTCTTATTTAGTGTCTTCATGAATTGAATATTACCATAAATATCGTTGAAGTCAACCTTTTTGTAAAATTTTTATTGAATTTATTGAATTTAAATTCATCATATTTTAATGAGAGCTACTAAAGCAAAGGAACTTAGAAAATTAATTAATTTAGATTTAAAAAATCCAAATTTAATTCAGAAAAGACTTTACAGAAGACTAAAGAAGGCTTATAGTAAATTAAGTCGCATGGACAAACAATCATTCATGCACAATTTAAAACTACAATTAAATGAACAATAACGACTGGAAAGAAAGAGAACTAGGCGCACTTTGGCGCGTAAATGGAGGCAAACAATCGTTTTACAGCGGCGAGATCCTAGATAAGGAATCTGGCAAGAAAAGAAAAATTGTTGTCTTCCTTAATGATAAAAAGGACAAATCGTCCAATCAACCTGATTTGAGAATTTACGAAAGCAAGGAACAATGACAGAAGAACAGGAATTAAAAATCAAATCCGCAATAACGGAAAAATTATTTTCATCAATCACTTTCGCTGAAACAATTAATATTATTTCTAAAATTGCAGAAAACGAAGCTGAAAAAATTCTTTCAGAGATGAAAGAAGAAGAAAAACACAAAGTTTATAAAGATTTATTTGAATCTTAACTTTTTTTGTAAAAAAGTGTAGATATTTTATATTAATAAATATTCAATCATGTTAATTTTTCTCAGTCAAAAGAAATACGAAAGCATCGTCTCTAATGCAAATTTTCTTTTTGGAGAAGAAGATTCTTACGAAAAAAGAATTTGGATTATTAAAGAATATAAGCAGAGAAATGGTGAAATTACCTTGATCAAAGATGAAAATAAAATTTCTTCTTTTGCGCAAAAATCCCATGATTATACCTTTAATAATGCCAATCTTGATGAAAATACGGTTGCATTTAATGATGAGATCATAGAATCATTAAAAAATAAGGTCAAGCAACATAACGTTAAATCAAATAATAAAATAACGTTGACTCAATTAAAAAAAGTCTATAGGAGAGGTATGGGAGCTTTTTCAAATTCTAATCGCTTAAATGCAAGCAATCAACAATTAGCAATGGCCAGAGTTAACATGTTCCTTAAAATGGCTAAGGGAGAAGAGGTCAAAGACTCTTATAGAAAAGCTGATGAAGACATAATAGATCAATCTGTTTTTTCTTATGAAATTAAAGATAACGAATTTATTCTTTCCCTTCAATCTAAACAAGTTGATGAGTTTATAGACGACATTGATGATGAATTCTTTGAAGAAGAAGTTTTTGAAAGAAATAGAGTGTCGTACTCTATCAATAAAAAAATTATTAATGGAGAGTACATTATTGATTTAATTGAAAATATTGAATATAAAGATAACTTTAATTATTTTTCTAAATCGCATATCGATTCAGACACTGGAGATCAAGATTTAGATATAATTTTAGCAGCAATTTATGATTCAGAATTTAACGAAGATGTTATTTTAGATTTTTTGAACGATGACATTGATAATAATAATCTTGTAGAAGAGCATATTGGATCAATGGTGATTCAAGCTAAAAAAACAACACAAGATAAAATAGACGAGGTTTATAAAAAATATCACGACACAGTAAATATGAGTTACTCTTCTTTAAAGAAGTGGAGTGAGAATGCTTGTAGTCGCGCAGCTTCATTGTCACGCGCACCGATAAATCGTAATTTAAATCTTCTTTCCAAAAAGAAAGAAGATTGGACAATGGCAGATGTTCGTTCTGCTAATAGAACGATTTCATTTGTATCCAGAATGCGTGGCGCTGAACAAGGCGAGCCAGTAAATGGCCCAGATGATCAAAAATGTCCATCGAAAAGAGATATTTCTCTTAAGAATTGGGCTTATAGTCCTTGACTTTATTGTTCTTGCGTCTATAATTTGGCATGAGAATTTTACTTACTGGTCATCTTGGTTTTATTGGCCAAAATTTAATGCCATTTTTAATTAAAAATGGATACCATGTAGATGGATTTGATTTAATTGAATCTAATAAAGAACTTCCTGATATAAAGAATTATGATTGGGTTATTCATCTTGGGGCAAATTCAAGCACAACGGAAAAAGATTTAAATAAAATTTTAATACAAAATTTTGATTTTTCTTACAAGCTATACAACCAGTGCATATTACATAATGTAAAATTTCAATATGCAAGTAGCGCGTCTGTTTATGGCCTTGAAAGCAATTTTTGCGAAAATGAATTTTGCAAACCACTAAGTCCATATGCATATAGTAAATATATGTTTGACAATTTTTTATCTTTATATGGAGTTGGTTATCAAGGATTTAGATACTTTAATGTTTATGGAAAAAACGAGGAAAAGAAGGGTGATCAAGCTAGTCCAATAAGTAAATTCTATAAACAAGCAAAAGATACAAGTGAAATTAAAATTTTTAAAAACAGCAACCTCTATTTAAGAGATTTTGTTTCAGTCGATGATATTTGCGAAATGCATCTCAAATTTCTTAAAAGTCCACATTTAAATGGAATTTGGAATTTAGGAACTGGAAAACCAATATCTTTTTTAGATGTTGCTAAAATTATCCAAAATAAAATTAATTGCAAAATTACCGAAATACCTTTTCCCGAAGATTTAAAAAAACAGTATCAAACATTTACTTGTTCTAATTCTAATAAATTAATTAAAGATATTGGAGATTTTAAATGGAAAAGCGTTGAGGAATGGGTTAAAATTAATTTATGAAAAATAAATTTAACAGTCAATATTACATTGAATATCGTTTCGAAAAAAATGGACCATTATTTTTTATAAAAAATAATTTAAATAATTTAGATCAAGCAATGGCCGAAAGAGAAAGAATTATTAGAACTGGGGCATATGAAGCGTTAATCAAAAAAAATGAATTTTTGAAAAAATAAGTGTATCATTAGGTATGAACACTTCACTCATAATTCAAACAGCATTAGAAATAATGAAACAATATCCTTGGTTTGGTGTTATTTCATCAGTTATTGCCACAGCTTCAGCAATTTCTGCAATAACTCCAACGCCTAAAAAAGGTACATTTTTGTCTAAAGCTTATAAGGTAATAGATATTCTTGCCATTAATGTTGGCAAAGCAAAACAAGCTGGAGAATAATAAAATTTAAATATCAACTAAACCTCCTTGGAAACAAGGGGGTTTTTTTGTGTAAATTTTATTATGCATGAGGTAAGCACTCCACCTATAAAAGTTTGGGTTAAAAAAGAGTTTCAATATGATTTAGAAAAAGGGTTTGGTGAATTTGATAGAGGTATAATTGTTAGCGCAAGATCTGTTTGTGGTTCAGGAATGCTATTTCAAGTTTTAATGGAAAATGGTGTTTTACGTGATAAACTTCCAATTCATGCATTCGTAACAGATAAAAATGCACCAGAAATACCATTTCATCATTTACAGCTTTGGAATTGTTTTTCTGCCAATTTTTCAATAATTTCAATTAATTATTTGTCTGGTTTAAAAGTAGACGTAAAATTAAAAAATGGAAACTGGGAAAGTGGCACTTATTTATGGACGTTCCAATGGGGTCCAGATTACTCTCATGGAATAGATTTAACTTTAGCTGCTGATCCATTTGAGCATAAATCTTCTCATTTTATTGAATTAGATAATGGGTGTTTTGTTTTACAACCTAATAACCGTTTAAAATGGAGAGATCCAAGTTTTATAACAAAACCGTTCCCAGAAAAACCAGATTACAAAGGAAATTCTAAAATTTGGAATTGTGAGAGTTACGATAAATGGACAACCGAAGATAGTAATGCATGGTTTTATTCAATAAGTCAAAATGAGTGTAAAGTTTAAAAATGGCAGCAGCAATCTATAACCTCACAATAGAAAAGGGTGTTGATTTTTCAATTTCTTTAGTTTTGCAAAAAACAGATGGCACTTTCGTTGATTTAACAAACTCAAATGTTTGTGTAAAATCTGAAATTGTTGAATTTTATGGTCTTTCTCCAATTACTGGATTTAGTGTTTCCGAAGTTTTACCAAGTGGTGTTGTACTTAGTTTAAATGAAGAGGGTACAAAAAAATTACCATTTGGAGAATGTTATTATGATGTTATATTAAATACCAATGGAGTTACAGAAAGATTAATGCAAGGCACAATAACAACATCTGAATCTAGCACGGAAAATATTTCATGTCAATAATTGTAAATTCAAATACTGGTAGAAATATAATTACTGTTTCAACAAACGCAGTAAATTCAATTTCGCTTTTATCTCAACGATTAACGATTGTTGATCATAATAATCTATCAAATTTGCAAGGAGGTGTAAATAATCAATTTTATCACCTTAACTCTGGACAATATTTTAATTTAACTACTGGTGATGTAGTTCGCCCAAGTGAAACTGGACAGTTTTATTCATCTAGTAATCCAAGTGGTTATACTGTAACTGGTTATGTAACTGGGGTTAGCGGTAATCTTCAAACTCAAATCACTAGTCTTAATAATCAAACAGGTTCTTTTTATCCAAGAGCTAATCCTTCAGGTTATATTACTGGAGTCGATCTATCATTTTCTGGGAACTATTATACAAAAAATGAATCTGAGTCTAGATATGTAAATACAACAGGTACGGAAGCAATCCTTGGAGATAAAACTTTCCACGATAAAGTATATATTAATAATTTATACGTTACAGGTCTTGAAACAATAATAAATACAACTAATACAAATGTAGCAAGTAATTATTTACTACTTAACTTAACTGGTGGGGCAGTTGATGGTGGTATTTTCTTCATTACTGGATCTGGGTTTACTGGAATTAATGATTCTGGCGCAATTATTGGTTTTGATCATTCTGACAAATTTAAATTTGGCATTGCAACTAGAGCAAGTGATTTAAGCACCTTGGATACTATTGCTTCTTATGAAGAAGTAACTGGAATAAGTGGAGTTTTACAAACACAAATTTCTACACTAAACAGTGCGACAGGATCTTATGTACTAAATAGCCAAACTGGACAATTTTACGCAAATTCTAATCCTAGTGGGTTTATTACTGGAGTCGATTTATCCTCTTATGCTACTCAAACTTATGTAACTGGAATAAGTGGTGAATTACAAACTCAAATAAACTCTTTAGTAGAAAACTCAAACACAATCATAGGTCTTTCAATCTTTTTATAAAAAATAAATAAAATCATGGCAACATATACAAAGCAATTATTATCACAAAGCACAAATGGTAAGTCTATTGTTATAGCTGCCAGTGGTGCTAACACTACAACAATACACACAACACAAGCATCATCAGGCATAATGGATGAAGTGTGGTTGTATGCTACAAACTCTACAACATCAGATATAATGTTTAATTTATTATATGGAGGTACAGATTTTTCAACAGATGTGTTGTTTGAAGGTGTTATTGAGGCTTATGCTGGAAATACATTAATCTGCCCTGGTTTAATTTTACGAGGAGATGGAACTACGGGATCTTCTATATATGGAAATGCTAGTGTATTGAGTGGCATTAATGTTTTTGGCTATGTAAATAGGATAAGTTAATATGAGTATTCGTTACGGAAATAAAGTTGGACCGTTAGTCTCACGTAAGTCTTCTTTTTTTAAAAAGGATAGATTTGATCGACTGCGTATTAAACAACCATCACCTACTAGCTCAACATCAAGCACTTGGACACGTCCAGCTGATTGGCTAACAATGCCGACTATAATATCTTCAGAGCAAAAAATAGCTTTGTTGATGCCAGTGTTTCCGCAACAATCTAACTTTCTCGCTTTTACAATATCTGGAGCATATACAGTTGATTGGGGTGATGGTGTAACAGAAAATATTGCATCTGGTGTTAAAGCTCAACATGAATACTCTTATACCGACCCAGATTTAAATACCACCGTTACAAGTGATGGTTATAAAATGGCAGTTGTAGTCATTACTCCTCAAGCTGGTCAAAATATAACAAGTGTAGACTTTAACCAAAAGTATGCATTAACGGGATCTACATTTCCCGATTCTTCTCCTATATTAGAAATAGTTTTATCTTGCCCAAGTTTAACAGGTTTAACTCTTGGTAATGCAACCGCTTCTTTGGCTTTTTGTAAAAATTTAGTTAGTTTCACTGGAGTCAATATGGGATTATTAACTAACTTATCTAATTCATTTGCCAATTTAACTTCATTAAAAAATGTATCCCTCAGCGGTACTACTAACGTTACTAATACGAGTAGTATGTTTAGTAATTGCTCTTCTCTTACAACTGTACCACTGTTTAATACAGGGGCTGTTATTAATATGAGTAATATGTTTAATAGTTGCAGGTCTATTACAAGCGTACCGCTTTTTAATACAGCAGCTGTTACTAATATGAGTAGTATGTTTGCTAGTTGCTCTTCTCTTACAAGTGTTCCACTATTCAATACAGCAGCTGTTACTAATATGAATAATATGTTTGCTAGTTGCTATTCTCTTACAAGTGTACCTCTGTTTAATACAGGGCTTGTTACTACTATGAGTGGTATGTTTTCCTCTTGTTACCGTCTTCAGACTGTACCATTATTTAACACACAAAATGTTACTACTATGGGAAGTAGTTTTCCACCAGAGGGAATGTTTTTTAGCTGTAGATCACTTACAACTGTACCACTATTCAATACAGCAGCTGTTACTAATATGACTAATATGTTTTATAATTGCACTGCTCTTACAAGTGTACCTCTGTTTAATACAGGGCTTGTTACTACTATGAGTGGTATGTTTAGTGGTTGCTCTTCTCTTACAAGTGTACCTCTGTTTAATACAGGGGCTGTTACTACTATGAGTGGTATGTTTAGTAGTTGCTCTTTTCTTACAAGTGTACCACTATTCAATACAGGGGCTGTGCAATTCATGAGTTCTATGTTTAGTAGTTGTACTTCTCTTACAAGCGTACCGCTTTTTAATACAGCAGCTGTTACTGATATGAGTAGTATGTTTAGTAGTTGCCCTTCTCTTACAAGTATACCGTTATTCAATACAGGGCTTGTTACTACTATGAATAGTATGTTTAATGGTTGCTCTTCTCTTACAACTGTACCTCTGTTTAATACAGGGGCTGTTACTAATATGGTTAGTATGTTTAGTAGTTGTACTTCTCTTACAACAGTACCGTTATTAATTTCAGGCGCTGGAACAATTACAGGAAAGTTTAGTGGTATTTTTGCAAATTGTATATCACTTACAAGAGCAGCATTGAATGGTTCTGAATATTTAATAAGTTATAGTGGTTGTAAATTATCAAAAGAAGAATTAGAATCTATATTCAATTATCTAGATACAATAGGTGCTGCTTCTCAAACAATAACAGTAACAAACAATTGGGGAGCGCCGACACCTGTAACTCTTACAGGAACTACAACTGTTGGTAGCACAACAATAAGCATGGCAAACACCACTGGTATTGCTGTAGGTATGCAAATTACTGGTACTGGTTCCCCTCTTACATCAACAAGAGCAGTAACATTCACAGACGCTAGTGATTTAGTCAACCTTGCAAGTCATGGATTAAGTAATGGGGATGAAGTTTCTTTTGCAACTATAGTAACAACGTCTGGTATTGTTACTAATAGAATTTATTATGTAGTCAATGCTACAGCTGGAACATTTCAAGTAGCGGCAACTCTAGGTGGTCCTGCATTACCAATAACTACGACTGGTACGCCGTCAGGTACTTTACGCTATAGAACGCAGGTTGTATCAATTAACCCCAACGTAAGCATCACAGTATCACGACAAATGACTGCGGGGGGTGCAAATAGTTTAATATTTAGACAATTAAGAACTGGAACAGCCCTATTAAAAGGCTGGGCAGTAATTTAACAGCATAATTTTATGACATCAGGATTTTACAAAAAAGATAATGAGGAACTTTTATATGCTCCAAACATAGTAGAAGGAAATGGGTTCGTGTTAGTAGCTCAAGACAAAGATCAATATGACTATCCAGTAGATGGATGGTATTGGTTTGAAAGTGAAGAGGAAGCTATGGAAGTCTTGAATAAAAATTAAAATATCTTATAATAGAAGTGTAATAGAAATAAATGCCAAACTATATTTTAAGCAATACTGCGTCCCAAATCAATACTGTGCTTTCACAAGCAAACACAAATATAAATAGAAATTTATTTGATTTTGGGGCATTTTCTTCTATTGCTGGTGGCGATGCAAATCAAATCGGAGGATCTTATTCATTTATAGCTGGTGGTTCAGGAAATTATTCAAATGGCGCATTTTCAAATATATTTGGTGGATTATCAAATCAAGCGTTAGCTCCATTTTCAAACATAATTGGAAGAAGATCAATTGTTTCTGCAACTCATTCAGGAGCAATGGTTCTTTCTGATGGTCAAAATAGAGATCACGCATCAAAAGGCCAACATACATTACATTTAGATTTTGCTAGTGGAGTTTATATTAATAATGTAAAAATTGAACAATTTTTAACAAGTAAAACTCTTTATGTTGACCCAAGCGTGGGTACAGATACTAGAACCTCACTTAGTCGGTATGATATGTCAAAACCATTTACAACTATTTCTGGCGCAGCTGCTGCCTCAGCGACTGGTGATTTAATTTATGTTCGCGCAGGAACATATGCAATTAATTCTCAGATCAATCTTAACAATGAAGGAAGCCTATATTTTGAACCTGGAGCAACCGTTAATATAAGAAATAATGTTACGGGATTTTCTTTTAATCAAGCCACAAATGCCTTTCCAACAGGTAATTCGATTCGTATTCAAGGACATGCTGATTTTGTATTAACTGGTTCAGCAGGAATACTAACAATGCCCACTTCAAATAATGCTTCTTCACCACCTATTGTTGCATTTGAATGTAATAGTATTACTGGTCCAAATGCCGCTAATGGTACGCTTTTTAATACTGTGAACGGAGTATTGTCTGTTGATGCTAAAACTATAGCAATGACAACTACATTTACTGCTTCAAATGCTACTGTATTTAATATTACTGGCACTGCAGATGTCACAGCAAGAATTCCATTTGTATATTGTGGAAGATTTGTTAATGGTGCTGGCGCAGCTAATGCTGGTAGCGATGCTGTTGCTCGAATCAATGCTGATATTTGGACTTTGGCAACATACAACGCAACTGCTGGCATGAGTCTAAGGTTAATTACTACTAACTTTAGAATAGTTAATTATAATCATGTTGGTGTAGGTGCTGCATTAAGTTGGACAGAAAATACCACATTAGAATCTCATGGTTTCAAAGGCATTACTTGGAATAGTTTGGCTGGTCAACCGAATATAACATTTGCTTCTACAGTTCTTTCAACAAGTAACAAAATTATCAGATTAGACCAAACAAATATAATGCGATACGCAACGACAAACAGTTTAAGCTCTAATATACCTATAAATGTAGGAACATATGGTACATTTGCATCAGTGCCAGCAACTTCAAACGTTACATTTAAGATTGGTTCATTCACAGTAGATGCAGACGTAAACACTTATTAATTTTAAAAATATGAGTCAACAAACACTATATAACGACTTAGTAGTCAACGGTACTTTAACAGCGGGACAAAACTCAAAAGCTTCAGGTATTGCTTCGATAGCTTTGGGCCGATTAAATACAGCGACTGGAGATTATTCAAATGTAGCTGGTGGCAGTAATAATACAGTGAATGGAACTGCTTCAAATGTAGCTGGTGGATATTTAAATACAGTGAATGGAGATTATTCAAATGTAGCTGGTGGATATTTAAATACAGCGGGTGGAGCTGGTTCAAATGTAGCTGGTGGAGATTCTAATATGGCGAATGGAGATTCTTCAAATGTAGCTGGTGG